AGAGAAACGTTTTATAGACATTTACATTTTTGTTTTTCAAATAAATCAAAAACTAATTGGTTAGAAAGTGTTTATACTAAAATCATAATTTGTGATATTTCATTAAAAGAAACTATGAAACTTCATAAATCTGGATTAATTGTATTAATAAATGCTTTGCCAGAAAAATATTATGCTATGAGTCATATTCCCAATTCATATAATTTATATAATAAAAATATTAAGAAAATGTCACAGAAGGAACTTTTTGATTGGTTCGCGAATGTTATAAAATTAAATTATCCAAAAATTCATACACTTATACAACAAAAAAAATTAAATATATATGAAATTCCAATCGTTGTTTATTGTGCTCATAAAGATTGTAATGCTGGACATTTATCTGCTATTGAATTATTAAAAAAGGGATTTGTAAATTTATTAGATTATAAAGGTGGAATGAAAGAATATCTTAAATAATCTAAACATATATTATATGAAAAAAGATTTATATCTAAAAGCAGCTTTAGTCGGTGTTGTATTAAATGTAGTGTTATCCTTTGCATTTTCACCTTTTGCAACAAAGGAAGAAATTAAACCTCCTAACGGTGACGCATCAAAATTATCTTTTAAGTCACAAATTATGCATATGTTGGTGCATCATAAACAAGTAATATTAACTAGTTCTTTAATAGTAGCTTTACTTACTGGATTATCTTGTTTTATTGCGTGTCGTATTTAAATAATATTTAATAATCTATCAAATATTATTCACCCTCTTTATTATACATATATTCAGTACCTAATTGCATTTGATTTCCTGGATTTAAAACCACCACATCATAAACCGGTGTCATTTCTATTTCCCTTACTGGTTGCACTCTTCGTTGTTCAGTTAATTGTAATATTAATTCTAATCGCGTTTGAAAACTCCTTGCTCTCGCTATTCTATTTCTCCGTGTTCTCTGTCTAGCTATCATATTTGCTTGTAGATCTTCCGTAATCAATCTTATTACTAAATATATAAATAATATCAAACATATAATTGTACTACTTCCTAATATAATATAAACAAACATTTCATTAATATAAAAGTTTTATAATGTTTAATATATTTATATATATGAATTGTAGAATTCCAATTTATTTAGCATATGCAGCAACTGTATATATTGTAGCTTCTATATATTATATGATTAGAACAAGGTTTGTAGGAACTCCGTTTGCCGATTCGTTAACACCTAGACAAATAAAAATTAAAAATAAATCAGCAAATGTAAGAAGAACAATATTTTATGAAGGTATTGGTATTAGTATTCTAGCGTTAGTATTGTTGCAACCATTTAAAAAATGTAATTAATAATATCACTATATATTAATAATGATAAAAACTTGGGTATTACATTCTTTATTAGCTGCTATTACATTTTCTATAGGCGATTTATCTTGTAAATTATTATTAAATCAATCTAATGTAGAATTAAGCACTGTTTTAGCAATAACAGCAATTTTTATAGGTGTAATAGGTTTAGTATATGTTATAAATAAAACATCTCAAGATAAAGAATTAAATTTTTTGAAGGTTTTTAAAAATAAAAAAACTTTTTTATATTTATTGGGTTTTATAGGTTTTCTAGCATTAGGAGAATATTATTATCACAGTGCTATTTTACACGGCGATAATCCATCCTTTGTAACAGCTATGTCTAGTTTATCTATTGTATTTATTTATATAATTTCTATTTTAATGTATAATTTTACATTTAATATGAAAACACTATTGGGTATAGTATTAACAATAATTGGTATTTTTATAATAACCTTGTATTCAGAAAATAAAAAATATTAATATTTTATAATTTGATATTTATATTTTTTTAATTAACACCAGTTGGTTCTAAATCCATATGGTATAGTATAATTTATTTGTTTCAAATAATCAGCAAATGATATATTTTCGTGATTGTTCAGCCAGGATTTGATTGCTTTTTCTTTTACTTTACCCTTATCATCATATATAGCAGCGCGACCAAAATATGCATCACTGAAAATGTTTCTTTTTTCTCCTATTGTAATAGGAACTTTTTTTTTAATGTATGGTTGTCGTTCAAAATAAGGTTTAGAACCTGTTATATTTCTTTTTCGCATCATATCAGTTGCTGGAGTTGAAATATTATTTTCCAAATCAGAAAGATTCTTCATTCTTCTATCTTTTCTTTTTCTCCATTTTGAACGATAACCATCATCAACGAGAAACCTATCGTTTCTCCAATCGCTATATCCATTACGAGTAGCCGGAGTTCCAGTAGCTCTACCTGAACCACATTCCTCTCCTCTTTTCATAAAATATTCATCGCCTGCTTTTTCTGGTAGTTGTCTTGACATCTTATAATAATTATAATCTAATAATATTATTATTATTTATTATCAATTTTATTTTTAGATTTGTACAAAGGCAAAACTTTATAAATGAAAAATCTTTGTATTATTTTTTCAGCATCTTTTTTTGTTTGTGCAACTTTATTTATTATTTCAGGTTCAACAAACGTATAATAATTTCTATAACTACCAAACCCTTTACTATTATATTTTTTTAATACTTTTTTAATTGCATACCTAGAATAGAATTTACTTAAATCATTTTCACAATCTAATAAAGTAAATTCTTCCATTTCATACCAGGGTGCATTCATTTAATTATTATTTATAATACATCTTTAAATAATAATTAATCATCACTTTCATTCTTTTGTAAAATTTCGTATAACATTTTATCATCATTTTTCAATTTTTCTAATTTTTTAATATACTCTTTATAATCGTGATCTTCAGATACCACTTCTCTTTTATATGTATTTGTTCTCGAATTAATAAATAAAGGAGTAATTGTACGCCTATGTCCTATTTGTTTTAATAAAGTTCCAAACATTATAAATTATATAAATATATTTTAAATTGAAATTGTTTAAAAATATATAAATATATTTATTTAATGAATGTGCAAAACATAGATGGTATTCATCTATTAAAATTAATAGATAATAATAAAATAGATTTAATATTAACTGATCCACCATATATTATTTCTAAAACTAGTGGAATGAATAAATTTGATAGTAAAGTAAAAGAATTAGAAAAAACAAAAAAAAATGCAAAAACAGAAGAAGAATGGAATGCATATAAATTAAAAAATAAAATAACAGACGATAAATACAAAGAAAATTATATTAAATATGGAAATAAATCAGGGAAAAAATATGCATTTAAAACGGATTATGGCGAATGGGATAAATCATTTACTATGGAAAAATTAGAAGAATTTATTGAATTATATTATAAAAAATTAAAAAAAGGTGGAACTTTAATTATATGGTTTGATATATGGAAATTAAGTTATTTAAAAGAATTATTAGAAAAATATAAATTTAAACAAATAAGATTTATTGAGTGGATAAAAACTAATCCTATGCCATTAAATCAAAGTATTAATTATTTAACAAATTCTAGAGAAATAGCATTATTGGCAGTAAAAGGAGGAAAACCCACATTTAATTCAAAATATGATAAAGGTATTTATAATTATCCAATAGTTTCTGGTAAAAGAAAACATCCAACTCAAAAAAATTTATTATTATTTGAAGAATTAATAAAAAAACATTCTAATGAAAATGATTTAATTGTTGATACATTTTTAGGTTCGGGAACAACCGCAATTGCTTGTAAAAATACAAATAGAAAATTTATAGGAAGCGAATTAGATACTAATTATTATAATAAAATTATAGATGCACTAAAATAATTTGGTAGCATTTTTTACTATAAATGAGTTTGGTATTTGAACACCAAGTCTAGGGTCTTTACCTTTATTTTCTTTATCATATTGTTTTTTAATTCTTGGAATAATATATTCAAATACTTTATCACCTGACATTTTATACATTTCAACTATTTCACCATTTTCAAATCTACCATAATAATGATTTTTATATTTACATATTTTTTCATTTTTTAAATAATTTAATTGATTTTCCCAACTATCTTGAACAGAAATACCGTTATATGTAGCATTAATTTTTTTTTGTGTTGTAGATTTATATTCTACTGGTATTTTCATTTCTTTATCTTCATAACCATCAGCTCCTGATAATGTTGGAGCTACTGTATGACCTAATTTATTAGCCATATATATTTCTTTTCCTCTGGCATAACTAAATGGATCACCCCATTTATTATCCTTACATAATTTATACATTTGTTCATATAATTCCGCAAATTTTTTTTCTGGTGATTTTATAATTTTATTCATTATAATAATTTTGTCATTATTATAATGTTTCAATTTTTATTTTAACATTTTATATATTTCATATATTACAACTGGTAAAATATATACTAATGAATTTAAATTAATAAAAGATAATAATATTCCAATTGTTATTGTTGTTATCATTACATATTTTGGTATAGTAATAAAATGTCTTAATAATAATATAGCAATAAAAATAAATATAATAATTTGCCCAAACAAACATATTTTTAATCCATAATCATTATCATTACTGTGATAAAAACAACTATCTTTATTAAAATCAATACGTGGTCTAAAAGTAAACTTATCAAAATTTATTGTTGTTTTAAAAAATAAAAACATATAAATTAAGTAAATTGATTCAATAATAGATATAATTAATTCATTCATATATATTTATAATTTATATTTTTAAATTATCGTTTTTTTGCATATCTTTCAGCTAATGATAATTTTTTTTTAGAAGGAGGAACATTATTAGATACATCCGTTGTAATATTATTAGATACATCCATTGTAATATCAGTCGTAGTATCTACAATATTTTCTGATATATCATTTATTACATTATCTATTACACTCTCTATTTGTTTATTGGTATCATTAATATCTAAAGACACATGATTTAGTTTATCATTATCATTATCAGAATCAGAATCAGATGCTATTAATATATTTTGAAATTTTGTCATTTTTTTAGTAATAGCAGATATAGATAAATTATTTATTTTATCTTTTACATCTTCTTGTTGTTTCTTTTCTTGTTGTAATTTTTTAGCTATAGTTTCTAATTCTACTTCACCGCGAATACTTTGTCTTCTTTCTTCGTGGGCTTTAATAGCAGCTTCTATTTTATCTTGTTCTTCTTTTATAATTTTCTCTCTTTGTTGTCTTTCTAACTCTTTCATTTGCATAGCTTGTTGAATTCTCATTTGTTCATCTATTTCTGTTCTAAATACTTGTATTGGTTTTAAATTTAATATAGGTGGAACAGCAAACAATGGTTCAACTGGATTACTAGAGTTATCTTGTAATATATTTTTATCGAATGCACCTAATATATCAGGTGGAATAGGTGGTGATTGTTCTATTAATCTATCTATATCCATTCTACATTGTTTAATATAATCAATACCAGGCATAGAACGTTCATCTGCTGGCAATGATAATTCCACTGCTATATTTCTACTTAATTTAGAATATGCAATACTAGCAGCACGATGACCTTCTAATAATTCACTTACTCGTAAAAATTGAGCTATAGTTGTTATAAGACCTGCTGCTAAATTTAATGTACCAATAATTAACGGTGCCCAACCTTTGATTGATTCTGGAAATCCATTTTGAGCAAAATTAGCAGTACCTGTAATAGTAGATATAACAATAACAGGAATACTATATCGCATATTTTGTTTTTTGTATATTTGATATGAACGTTCATGCATCCATCTATAACATCCTGCTTGTTCACTCCATTCTTTGAGTATATCTTCTTGTTGTGCGTGCCACGTTCTTTTTTGAGGTTTTATCTTTATTTTTTCGGTATCTGTCATTACTATGATTTATAATTAGAAAAAATAAATCTAATTATAAATGAATTAATTTAATAACCTCCACGAAGCCTCAAAACTAAATGAAGTGTGGCTTCCTTCTGAATATTGTAATCAGACAGTGTTCTACCGTCTTCCAATTGTTTTCCGGCAAAGATAAGACGTTGCTGATCAGGGGGTATTCCTTCTTTGTCTTGAATTTTTTGTTTAACGTTCTCAATAGTATCACTAGGCTCAACATCCAAGGTAATAGTTTTTCCAGTCAAGGTTTTTACGAATATTTGCATTCTATAACAAAAAATAATATTTTATATTTAAATGGTTATGATAAAATATTAATAAGTATTTAAATTATTCAGGACCTGGTGGTGCTATCACTTTCATAAGTATTCCTAATATAAGCATACCAATTGCAAACATTGTAAATTTTACACCAGTAATATTATTACTCTTCACAAAATTATTTAAGACTGTAAATACAACATAAATTATAATTGCTTGTCCTAAAAACGATAAAGCTGCCATAACTAATCCTAACATATATATTATTATAATATTAAAAATGTCCATATATTTGTCTTTTTAATAAATTAGTTGGATGTTTTTTCAATGAAATTTTATTTTTATAATACTTTTTAACCTTTATTAAAAATTTTTTAAATGATTTATTAATTACTACAAATGGTATGTTATCAATATAATATATTGATTTTATAAATTCCAATCTTATATTATATTTATCAAAGTGTTCATTATATTTATACCAATCTTCTCTTGATTTAGATATTTTAAGCATATCAGTCCATTCTTTTATAAACGCTACACCCGGTGATTCATATTTATATTTATATGTATCGCAATAATTTAATCCATATCTAATATTATAATCAATACTGCCTATCCAAGTCCATATTAAACTATTATATTTAGGATATAAATGTTTATGCTCACTTTTATAATTTTCTTCAATCCACTCTTTACTAAAATCTTCAACAACAGCTAATTGATTATGTTTATTAGTTAAGTTATAAAACATTAAAATAAGATAAATTTCTTATTTTAAATCAATTTTTATATATATATGACAACTTATAAAGTATCTGTATGGAATAATAATAATGAAACAAATATTAAAAAATCAAAAATGAATGAATCAGAAAATAATCAAAATACATCGTTTTATATGGGAGAATTAGAATTAGAAAAGGTATCTCAATCTGAATCAAAAAATAGATTAGTTATATCCGATAGAATATCTAATAGAGATAAAATAATACAAACAAGTATTAATCCATTTATGAGTAATAATAATTATATAGATGATTTAAATAATTTTGATAATTTTTTAAGACCAAAGATGAGTAATATCAAATAATTATGAAAATAAGTATTTAAAAGAAACAATTGAATAATGGATATAATGACATCATTAACAACGCAAAATAGTTTGTTATTAAATAATTTGATGAAATTTTATAATTCTAACAATAATTTAGATAAAATATTAAATATCATAAATGGCGAATCTCATATTTCATTAAGACTAATTGATTGGTTTGCTACTAATTATTCAAAAAAAAATTTTACTGTTTATCAATTAAAAAAAGATGATAATCAAACTGTCCGTTTTAAAGTGTATATTGATTATAAATTAAAATTAAAAGCTTATTCTAAAAAAAGATTTGACCCTTTTTGTAGATGGGAAAGAATACAAATACCTTATAAAGATAATTCTTTTATTCAAACCACTATTGGACAATTAAATTTTTTTAGATGGGTTTTAGAGAATAAAGTTTTAGATTATATAGTTAAACATTATGATGAAATTATTCAAGATATGAATAATAGAAATAGCACTACAAAAAATAGAAAAGGCAAAGCCGGTGTTAAAACTAGGAAAACACGCGAAGAACTATCTGTATCTGCTTCTAAAAGTATAAAAAAAGAAAATGTAGAAATAGTAGTATCTTTTAAATAATAATTTTATATATATTAATTATATATGAAATTATTAGTTTTAGGATTAATAGTAAGTGTCATATTAGGATATATATTATATAATAAATTTAATAAAGTTTCTATAAAGGAAGGAAACACTAATCAGAATGGAGGCTATCCATTAAAACCTACTATTCCTAATGAAACACCTCTAGAAACTGTCACTGATGAAAATGGCATAGTTATACCTAGTATTGCTGAACGTGAAATGCCTGATACTAAACAAAAATACGATGAATATATACCAGGATTGGCTGGTAATGAAACTAATCCTGCTCCTCCATTAGAACAACAAAAAAATACAAAAATTTTAAATGAATGGAAAGAAAGAAACAGACAAGAAGAAACTGAATTTGAAAAAGACCTTGAAATTAGAAATGAAGGTAGAAAAAGAGATCCTGGAGGTGTTTTAGATGTACCAGCAGAATCAGCAGAAGTAAAACAATTAACACCCGGTGGTTTTAATATAGATAACGTTGATATAAGTGGTAATGAAAGAGATATGACAAAAGTTCTCGATAAAAAGACTACTGCTGATGGTCATCCGTTACACGAAGATATTAAAGCTTGTAATGAAATTACCAGCTGTGATGGTTTAGTAAAGGGATGTGGTTATTGTATATCAACTGATAAATTTCTTTATGGTAATAAAGATGGACCCATGACTGATGTATGTCCCGGTGGTAAAAAAAATTGGACAACTGAATTAGCAAAATGTAAACAGGCTCAAGATGATAAACTATGTGACACTGCTGATACTTGTGCTGACTTACAAGGACGAGCTGCTGAAATATGTGGTTATTGTCCAACAACTGGAAAAATTATGCCTATGAAAACTAGTGGTAATAAATTAGTTCCAAAATATGGCAATAATAGTTGTAATTATGAAAAAGGATTATTAAAAGCAGACCAATGTGCGCAATTTGCAAAAGATCATCCTTGTATTACACCTTACTATGCAACTGGACCTCATAATGAAAACTGTTTAAGAAAATTATGGAAAAATTCTGGTTGCACTGGTAGTAATCCATATAATAAAACTTTTGAAGATTTACATAAAGATAAAAATATAAATAAAGGTGCTCATTCTGCTGTTGGAACTGTATTTGGTGATTTATATAACAAAACTAAAAGCAATAATTTAGTAGAATTGGTAGAATCATATCCATTATGTCATAATAGAAACGCCGATGTTAATGTATGTGATAGTAAGTATACTGTTCCTTTTAGTAATAAAACATTGAAAGCAAATGAATTATGTAAAAAAAAAATATTCAAAGAATCTGGATGCACAACAAAAGGACATATGTATCCTGATAACTTAAAAGCAAAAAATCAAAATAACTGGAGAGCAGCTTTACAAAAAACTTCTAATCAATATAGAAACGAAATTCAAGATATGATGGTTAATGCTAATAAAGAAATAGCAGACCAAAGCGAATATCCCGCCAAAGAAAAAGCTTCTTATGGTTGTTATGGTATTAAACCAGCTAAACCAGATGGAAAAAGAGAAGGAGATTATATTAGTTATAAATGGAAAGGATATGGAACATTATATGGTTATTTAATTCAAAAAAGTAAAGATGGTAGATTATGGCAGGTTTTATGGATGAAAAAATCTTTTAGTAATGGGTTAAATAAAGAAAGAAAAAATATGACTCAAAAAGAGCAAAAAGAAGAATTTGGTTGGCACGGAATAAAAGCAAAACATAAAAATATGAAAGATGTAGGTAATGAATTGGGTGAAGTTAGAGGAACTACTGATATGAAGGTATTAGAACGATGCACTCCAGGTAATTCTTTATGTGGTAATAGTTGTAACGAAGTTATTACTAATTTAGAAGATAAATATCCTAGACCACAAGATTGTGTTGTTGGTGAATGGAGCTCTTGGGGTAGATGTTCTAGAGAATGTGGAGGTGGAACACAAACAAGACAAAGACAAATTAAATATGAAGCCAAAAGAGGTGGTATCCCTTGTAGAGAGAAAAAATTTGATACTCACCTACAAGAAACTCAAACTTGTAATGTAAAACCTTGTATTAATCCTAATTTCAAAAGAACTGATGAAGCTACTTTAACTGGTAAAAATGGTGATACCATTGAAATTAGAAGTAATAATTATATACACATTCAAGAATTACAAGCATACGATGATAATAATGTTAATGTTGCATTAAGAAATAAAGGTGCTAGAGGAGGTGCATCCGATATAGGATGGAGAGGTCACGTCAATTATCCTATAGATGGTGTAAAACGTTCTCATTATCATTGGCCTAATTCCGTGCATACAAATCGTGGATTACGTAATGGAAAACCTAGGTGGTATAAAGTTTATTTACCACGAATATATAATATTACTAGAATTGTTGTTCATAATAGACCTGATTGCTGTCAAGGTAGATTAGATGGAGCACAATTATTATTATGGGATACTAAATCCACAAGAACACCAAAATTAGTATTTAGAGCACGATTAAATAGTAATATGAAACAAGAATTTTTATTAGGTTCTAGTAGAGAATATTCTGCTTATGAAGGAGACCCTAAAAGTAAAAATTCAAAATGCGCAACATATACTACTGATGATGAATCTAGAACTTATAATACATTTAAAGATTCTCCTTGGTTAAAAGGCGATGGTGTTGGTGGTTCTGAAAGATATGTTGGTTGGGCCTCAACTAAAGAAGATTGTGCCAAATTAGTTAGAAGTAGAGCACCAACTGCTAATGGAGCAACTATGCCTTATACTTTTAGAGGTAGATGTTATGCTGAATTTGGAATGAGAGGTAGAAATAACAATGGTTATTGGTATTCTACAATGTTTAATCAAAATCCACCAAAGAAAAAAACAGAAAAAGCTTTAAGAGATAATGTTAAACAGTGGAAAAGCAATAAAGGAAAAGCATATAACCCTGTTAAAAAGGGAACCTGTTTTGAAAATCAATTTAGAAAATCTCCTCATTATCCAACTGGTGGTGATTGTGATTGGTATACACAAAAATGGTGGGGATGGGGCTCTAGAAAATGGCCTGTAGAAAAATGTGCTGAAAAATGTGCGCAAGACCCAAATTGTAAAAGATTTACTCACGGCACACAAAACTTTTGGGGTGGACCAGGTTTAGGTTGTAGAACATCCACTGGTAGATATAATAATGGTTATTGTGCTATTACTACCGACCGTTATAGGGCAAACGGATGGAATTGGTGGGGAACTTACAATTTATGGGGTGGACAAGTATATGATAAAATTGATCCAAAAACAGGTAAATTAGACCCAAAAGGTGGACGTAAACCTCTTGAATATATTGGAGATTTTAGAGATTGGTATAGAAAATTAAGAGGGAGTCAAAAATTCGGTGGAAGAGACTTACCTAGATGGAGATGGTATATGTGGGGTTGGGGACCAGGCAATGATTCTATGACTTGTGCGTATAGATGCCGTGATTACAAATATTTTGGAATGCAATGGTGGGGACAATGTTTCTGTGGTAATGAATATGGTAGTCATTATCAACATACAGATAACAGAGGTAAAAATTCTAATTACTACTGGAGACATCCGTGGGCTAGATGGTGGACTTATTATGGTGGATGGAGAAATAAAGTATATAGAACACCCCGCGCTAGTAGAGCAAACTGGAAGCATTGTGCAAACGACGGTGGTATATGTGATCCTGGACAAGGAGGTAGAAATTATATTATTAGATATGGTAATGATCGCGGTTGGACGCAATTTAAAGGTAGAGGTAGAGAAAAATGTAGTGCATCTGGTCGTGTTGGTGTTAGAAATATTCGACCTGGAGGTAGAAAGGTATGTCAATGGAAACCATTTTAATATAATATTTATAAAATATAATAACTATTATATATAAGTATGAAAATCAATGAAAATTATTTGTTATTAATAATATTGATTGTAGTAACTTTAGCATATGGATTGTATTATCACAATTATGTAGAACCATTTAATGTTATGACTGGCGAAGGTGGATTAAGACTTCTAGGAGATAATATGAATGCCAAACAATGTCAAGATAAATGCGAACAACAGCATAATTGTAAATATGTCGTTCGTCCTGCTGGAAAACAACCGTGGATGAGAGCTACTTGTCATATGTCACCAAATCCTAGACAATTTAGTACCGGTAAAAAAGGAGTAGGTCCTACTGTATGGGAAAATACAAAATATGTTGCACCAGAACCGCCTAGATATGTTAGAAGTATTGGTGGTTATCAATATACACGTAGACAAGCAGCTCAAGCGTGTAAAAATGCTGGATTAGAATTATGTCATAGTAACGAACTTATAAATCATAGAAATAGAGGTGAAAATGTTTGTAATTCTGGATGGACAAAAGATAGACGTGGTTGGTGGGTTGGTAAATGGAGAGGATGGGGGTGTGGAGGACATTGGCGTAGATATTGGAATTGGTGGGGACCAGGTAATGGTAGAAGTTCCGCTCATTGTTGCACAAAATATTCTTAATAATATTATAGTATATATTAAAAATTTATATAATATAATAATATATAGATATGAATTTTTTAGGTAATAAATTTAATATTTTAGGACTAATATTATTAGCAATTGTTGTTTTATCATTAGTCATTCCATATAAAGAAGGATTAGAAGAAACTCAAACACCAAAAAATTTAGAACAACAAGCCGAATTAGCACAACAAAATGATGAAAGTAATCAATTTATTGGTGATGTTATCAAAGCAGAAGCTGGTAAAAGAATGCCTGATATTCAGAATGGTCTTGATGAAGATTCTAGATTTATAGATGTTAAGGTAAGTGAAGATGATATACCAAAAATAGTTGAAGTCAAAAATACTGATGAATTATCAAAAACTGAATTAGATAAAGCAATTGAACAATGTAAAGTTATAAATGAAAACAGAAACTGTAATTTATTACCTGGAACTGCTTGTGGTTTTTGTTTGGACACTGGTATGATTGTTGCTGGTAATAAAGATGGTCCAGTTGAACACGTATGTAGTAAAAAAGGATGGGTTGCTCCAGGACCTGATGCTGGACGTGAATGTATTAAAATGAAAGAAAGATATATTTGTTCACAAATGAAAGATTGTGGTGATACTGCCGGTAAAAAATCTATATGTGCTTGGTGTCCATTAACAGCAACAGGTATGGTATATAAACAACAAGATGGTGGATTATTTCCAAAATATGATGATGATAAATGTAATTGGGAATATAAAGGTATAGGAAGGGTTAAAGCCAAATGGCACGGATGGAATGGTAAAAAAGATGGTGGGTTAGGAATGGGTGATTGTGATAAAGATAGTGATTGTCCTGATGGTATGAAATGTGGTAATCGCATAGCAGGTAAAGACAATTATGAAAAAGAAAGAAGATTAGATGGTGAATTAATTACTAGTAAAAGCAGAGATAAACAAAATAGAGACTATTGTTATGATCCAAATCACGCTAGTTTAAAAGGTCCTTTAGTTCCTACTGGTGAATGTGCTACTTTTAATCAAAAATTTCCTTGTATGACTAAAACAATGTATACAGGACCTCACAGCGATGCCTGTTATCAAGATTTATGGAGAAAATCTCATTGTACTGGTCAATTTAAGAAAAGATTATCTGACCCTTTAGTTGTCAAATTAGGAAATAATATTAAAACATCTTGGTCTAATAAAGGATATAAAAAAGTTTATAATGAAATGCAAACATATGCTGATAAAGCATTGTCTCGTGAATATGAAAAAGCAAAAATATGGAATAAACTATGTTACGGCAAAGATATAGATCCTTGTGATATGAAATTTATTAATAAATCTAAAGGTAGAAAAAGACCACAGGTTTGTATTGATAAATTATGGGCACAAACTGGTTTACCTAATAATGCAAAATTAGCACCTAAAAATATACCAAAATGGAAAAATAAACCTGGTAGTGGAATAGGTGACACTTGGGAAAATGGTTTATATTATGATTGGACTCCCAAGCAATTATTAAATAAATGGTATGCTGAAAAAAGTCAAGCCGATTCACATAATTTAACTCTTTCTTCTAAAAATTATAGTAATGCAATTGCCCATAATGAAAACGCATATGGTAAACAACCGCCAAAATTACCATTTAAAAAACCTTGTTGGAAGGATTTTAAAGAACGTTTATATCGGTCACATAAAGTAACTGAAAGCAGTGACGGCGAAACCATATACTTTAGAAAAGATAATGAAGCTAGACCTGATGATAGTTTTATGAAAGATACTGCAACTGGTAGAACTCTACTTGCTACACAAACTGGACAAAAATGGGGCACCGATAGAAAAGTAACGAAGTCAGAATATGAAAAACCATATTGGCCATATTGGGAATTTGTTAAAAACAGTAAATCCCACTATGCCAAACAATCTACTTGGGAACAATTTAGAAGAAGAATGATTGGTATTTCTGGTGTTGCCTCTCCAAATCCCAATACTTTAATTATGGAACGATGGACCGACTTTACACGCGTTATGGATAGTTGGAAAATAAATCCTTCTTATTTGGCTCACAAACCTGTTAATGGCAAATGCGCCAGTTGTAGTTTAGTTCCTGCTGGTCAATGCCAAGAAGGATGTGGTGTTACTACTCTACCTTCTGGAACTGCTAATGCTTGTGCTAATAATAATAAAGGTAAAGCCCCTAGTAGATGTACGGTTCCTGATGGTAACGTTCTTACTAAAAAAATGTTCCAAAAAGATGATTTCCCTTATTGGGCATTTATGAGAGTTATTACCAGAAATGAAAAAAATTAATTTACTATAAAAAAACTCATTTAAAATATAATAAATAATTTATATTATACTTTAAATAATGGGTAATTCTACGTCTATCAAAAAAATAAACTTTGAAGACATACAAACTTCTATAAAAGATAATAATACCATTATTATATCTACCCTTAATTCTAAATCACAAAATTGTTTAATCAAAGGAACTATATTATTAAACAATGAAGAAAAAGTAATTAATGCTAATCTTAATAATTACAATCTCAAAATTATTATTTACGATAAAAATTGTAATGAACAAAAACCATATGATAAATATAAACAGTTAATTTCATTAGGATTTAGAAATATATATATTTACTCTGGTGGCTTATTTGAATGGTTATTATTACAAGATATATATGGCTTTGATAATTTTCCTACTACAACTAAAGAAATAGATATATTACAATATAAACCTTCTTCTTTTTTAAACACACCACTTCTTACAAATATCGATTAATAAAATAAAAATTGATTTTATTTTATTTATTATTATTATATTTATTATTATGGATTTAACACAAAGCAAACTTACCAAAGAACAATGGGATTTCCTTGAGAAACCCGTTAGTCGTAGTGAACTTAAAATTTTAAAACTTATATTTTCAAGTAGAAATAATATTAATGTTTCTCATAATGATAGTAAAAGTATTGTTAGTTATATGAAATTAAATTCTAATGACGATGATAATATTGATAGTTATCTATTTCATCAATATTTCAGTAGAAAAATAGAAAAAGATAGAAAAAAACATTTACCTCATTTTAAACCTCCTTCATTAAAAAAAAATAAAATAAAACAAAAAGATATTATTCGTATTAAGAATAGTGCTAAAAAATTAAAAGAACAAGATTTATTTGAAAATATTTTAATTCAGAATAGTAATAATTTCTTAAACAAAGATTATGATCCTTATCATTTTTATACTCTTACCCAACTTATTCAGAATAATATATATAGAACTAATAAATACGTATTAAATTATATTACTGCCATTATTGAAACTTATAAAAAAAAAGTATCTATTAAAAATCTTATTAAAAATGCACATAATTATATTGAAAGAAATAATACTATACTTAAATACACTGATGTAAAATTATATGAACATCAAAAACAATTGTTTAGTATAGTTAATAAAAATAATAACTTTCTCATTTTATACCAAGCTCCTACTGGTACTGGTAAAACTCTTTCTCCTATTGGAATCAAAAAAAAAGTAATATTTGTATGTGCCGCAAAACATATTGGATTACAATTGGCAAAGTCTTGTATTTCATTAGAAATACCTATTGCTATGGCTTTAGGTTGTAATGATGTTAGTGACATTAGATTACATTATTTTGCCGCTAAAGAATTTACTCGTAATCGTAAAACTGGTGGTTATTTTCGTGTTGATAATTCTGTTGGTGATAAAGTTGAAATTATTATATCTGATATACAATCTTATTTATATGCTATGCGATATATGTTAGCATTTAATGATAAAAATGATTTAGTTTGGTATTGGGACGAACCTACCATCACTTTAGATTATAATAATCACGAATTTCACAGTATATTAAAACAAAATTGGGATCAAAATGAAATTCCTAATATTATATTATCATCTGCTACACTACCTCTTGAAAAAGACATATTTCCTATGATATTAAAATATAAACAAACTTTTCCAGAAGGCAAAAAATATGATGTTATTAGTTATGAATGTAAAAAAACTATTCCTATACTAGATTCTAACGGTAACGTAGCTATGCCTCATTATGTTTATGATAATGTTACTGATTTAAAAAAATCTGTTCAACACCTTGAATCCAATAAAACTATATTAAGATATTTTGATTTAGATGAAATATCTAAATTCATATCCTACGTTAATAAAAAAAATTACATTCCTGAACGGTATCTTATTAATAATTATTTTGACGATATAGCTAATATTAATGTTATTAATCTCAAATTATATTATTTAAAAATTTTATCTAAAATTAAAAATGAACCTTATGTTGCTACTAGAAATCATCTATTAAATAAAAGAAAACAAAAATATGGTTCTCTTATTAAAATAACTACTAGTGATGCACATACTCTAACTGATGGTCCGACTATATTCTTAACTAATAATGTTGAAAAAGTTGCCAAAATATATTTAAAAGCTTCTAATATACCTACTAATGAATTATCGTATCTTATGAAAATTATTAATCAAAATGAATTATATCGCATTGAAATTGAAAAATTATTAATGGAAGACAAAGAAAAGCAAGATAAAAAAAATGAAAAACTGTTAGACAAAAATTTAAAAGATGATTCAAAAGAATTAATGTTACAAGAAGAATGGACTAAAAAAATTAATTCTATTAAAAGTCTTCTTTCTCCTGTTGAACTTAAAAAAATTTATGTTCCTAATTCTGATTTTCATATTAAAGAATGGGCTAATAATACTAATAATAATTGTTTCACTTCTGATATTGACGAAGATATTATTGAAGAAATTATGTTATTAAACATACAAGACGAATGGAAAATTCTTCTTATGATGGGTATTGGTGTCTTTAAAGAAGATAATGATAAAAAATACAAAGATATTATGAAAAAATTAGCTGAAAATCAAAAATTATATCTTATTATTGCTTCTTCTGATTACATTTATGGAACTAATTATCAATTCTGTCACGGTTATTTAAGTAAAGATTTAGAAGATATTACTCAAGAAAAAATTATACAGGCTTTTGGTAGAATTGGTAGACGTGACCCACAAAAAGATTATTCCGTTCGTTTACGTGATGATAATGTAATTCATAAACTATTTGTCGAAGAACAGGATAAAAAAGAAGTTAAAAATATGAATCGACTATTTGGATTCAATTAATTATATCAATTATATATATCTATGGATAATAATGCTATTTATCAAAAATTAGATTCTATTAAAAATGAAATTTATCAAAAAATAAAAATAAGTCCATATTTTTTATTGGAAAAAGAACAAATAAAAGAATACATCAAAACTATTAAAAAATTAAAAACTAGAAGATTTTCATTAAAAAAAAATGAAGATAAAAATCAAATAAATGCCTATAAAGAATTAATCCTTGGTTATTTAAATGAACTTTTAGTTATACACAACAATATTTTTAATAATGAACAATTTAATACCAATGAATTACTAGAATTAAACAATAGATTTAAAAATGATGTTGAATTATTAGAAGGTATGGTAAAACCTTCTGATACTAGAAAAGCAGTTACCACAAAAAAAACTACTCCAAAATTGTCTACAAATAATGAAATGTTTGATTTTGGTCCATTAGATGCATATCAAAAAGAAACAGAGTCTGATACTTATTCCTGGTTTGATTATCCTAGAGAACAACCTAAAACAAAATCAAATACTGTTTCTTGTGATACATATAGTAAAAAATATAAAACTATACCTTTTAATATAAAAAAATTAAAAAAAACTATAAAAGCTGACATAGAAAAAATAGATAATTTTAAAAATAAATATAAAACACAAATTTCGAATATTATAAATAATCCAAAAGGAGAAAAAATATTTTGGTCTGAATTTAGCGTAATACCGCGTAACTTTGAAAATGATAATATCAGAGAGTTAGTAGAAAAAAAAAACGCTTCTAATACAGTGTTTGATATAATAAATCCTTTTAGTGTAAGAAACAAAACTACTAGAAAAATTAAGAAAATTAAAAAACAAAATAAATCAGTTGAAAATTCTATACTACAAAGATATAGAGACATTTTACAGGGAATTTACGATTATATTAATCTTAATATGTTTCAAAAATGGCCTAATATAAATATTAATCAGTTTTATCAAGTGTATTCTACATTATGTAATTCAGAAAAGTTATATAAAATTTCTGAAAAAAATATTACTAATTTTAAATTTAATGAATATGATTTAAAAAATTGGCATAATTATTTTAACAATTTAAATGATTTTAACTATAATGTACTATCGAATATAAATTTATCAATAGAGGGATTATGTTTATTACAAGAAGAATTTTCTCAATATCGATACGACATTATGAATTATTTTAATATAAACGATGAAATACAAAAACAATTGCAAGATTTAGTTAACCAAGAATTTTTTTCTCAAAAAGGTTATACTATAATAAGCGATATCTTTACATTATGTCATAAAAATAAGTATATTATTGAAGATTGGAAAAAATTAAAATTTGATATTATTAATAAAATAAATAATAATCCTATTAATAGTAATACTAATCAACTTAATAGTCATGATAAAAAACAATTACAAATATTAGAAGAAGATATAAATAGTATATACAATAGAGGCAAAAATAAAGAGATCAGTTTAGAGTTACAAAGTCATAAAAAAAAGTTGGAAGAATTACTTTTAAGAAAAAAATTCGTAATTTTAAAAAAATATGTAAAGCAATATACTACTGAATGGGATCCAAAAGCTGCTATAGGAGGTAGAAAAAGAAAAACTAGAAGAAAAAGAAAACGAAGAAGGAAAACTAAACGAAAAGGGAAAAAACGAATAAGGAAAAGAAAAACTAGAAGGAAAAGATAAAAATATTATTTAATATCATATTTATATATGAAATTAAAAAATATAGTCGTAGCAACTGAAAAAAAAGGATATTATAACGTATTAGAACAATCTTGTAAACGACATAATATAGAATTAATACCATTAGGAATGGGAGAAGAATGGACTGGATTTACAAAAAAATTTGAATTATGGCGTGATTATTTAAATACTTTGGATGATAATGAAATAGTTATGATTAATGATGCATATGATGTTGTTATATTAGAAGATGGTGACACTATTATCAAGAAATTTAAAACATTTAATAAAAATATTGTTTTTGGGCATCAAAATTACATTTTAACAAAACTTGTATTTCCTACTTGTAATACAACAAATTATGTATTATGCACTGGAAATATAATCGGATATGTAAAATATTTAAAACAACTAATAAAACTAATATTTAAAAATCAAAATTATTGGGATGGGAAGACCGATCAAATAATTGTAAATAATATTTGTAATAAAGAAAGTATTTTTTTTAAAAACAATGTTACAGTTGATAAAAAACAATATATATTTTTTGTAACACCTGGTTCTAATTATTTATATAATATGATTTTTAAAACAATTCCTAATATTTATATGAAAAACAATAAATTATATAATATTTATAATGAGACACCATCTATATTGCATTTAGCTGGTGATTTAAATGGAAAAATATATATGGAATATTTAAAATATAAAAATATTCCTAATAATAATTCGTTTATAATACAACCATATAAAATAAAACAATTATGTAACTATTTATTTAGTATTTTACAAAATAATATAATTACTATTTTTTTATCTATAATTAGCATTACAATTTATTTGTATTTTTTAAAAACAAATATACAAAATTTTATATTATTTATAGTAGGATATATATTTATTTTTGATAGTAAAGCATTATTATTACCTTTAATATTATCATTAATAATTATAATTTGCACTGCCTTTATAGTATATACGGTTTTAAATGGGAATAAACATTAAAATATTTTATATAAGTTATTTAAAATGTTTTTATTATTCTCATTTGTTTTGTAAATTTAAATTTTTCATCATTCATAGTTCTTTTTTTTAAGTTACAATCTAAACAACATATAACAACATTATCTTTATTATGACCCTGGTCATTGTCAATTCTATCTAATGTCCACTGCATTTTTTCTCTTACATTATCATACATTAATTTACAATTTTTTTTACAATAATAGCATTTTAATTTGGAAACAACTAATTTTTCTATTAACTCTTCTTTTTTAATAAAATAATTTATATCATATACTTTTTTTTTTACATCCTGATTTTTATAACCATTTAATTTTCTATTTATTTCCTTATCTACATATTTTTTTCCTTCATAATCTTGTTCTAAATATAATAGATTCAATATTTCTACTTGTTTTTTTTCATCATTTAAAATATCAATATTTTTCCATTCTTTGGATTCAACACGTTTTTTGTCTTTTTTTCCAGATAAAGATTCTATATTTCTTTTTCCTGTAATAATTATTTTTTTTGGCATTATTATATATATATAAAATATACATAAACTTAAATCTACATATAATATATATGAATGAAGAAATAGAAAAAACAAAAGACAAATTAAACGATGAATGTGTTGAACTTAAAAATATTAAATATCAAACAATGTTAATAAATAATAATGTTACTAACATAAATAAAACAAGTGATAAAAATACAATTAATAATATAGATGAATTTTTATCAAATGAAATTCAATTTAACAAAACACAACCTTGGAGTAAATTAGGTGACGGTGTTAAATTAACAAAAATTAACGAATTTGTTACTACTTATTGTAATAAACATAAAACCCATAAAAATAAAAATGCTGAATTAAAAAAATATTTAAAAAAATGTATGCAACATAAAAAATTACAAAGAGTTAAAGATGTTGAGTATAATATGAAAACTGGAAAAATTACAAAAATACCTGGTCTTAAATGGGAAGCTACCAAAAATAAATTTACATTGAAAAATAATGATAAAAAAGGTAGCACTTTAAAAAATTTAGCTCCCATTAAGAAAAAAAAATTAAAAATTAAAAATAAACAAAAAAAACAAACAGTTCCTCAAAATGATTAATTTAAAAATTGATATAAAATTTATATGTCATATTATATTAGTATATGTATAAATTTACAGATGATTTACCAAAATTAACTGATATTACAGATATATTAAAACCAGATAACGACATTATTGATGATATTAATAAAGAAGATTTTATAGAAACTATTGATTTATTTTTAGAAGATATTTTGGTAAACGACCCATTAATGTATAAAGAATATAATTTCTATGATAATTTATTTGAATTATTATATGAACAAATAAGTAATTTGTATTATGAACAAATTATTAAATATAATATAAATTTGGAAGAATCATTACAAAATACAATATATGATTATTTCAATCGTAATAATTGTCCACGTTCTTATTCTTCCTCTATTATAGTAAATAATCCTAATACAGAAAGAATTACCAAATTATTAAATTATTATACAACTCTAGAACAACCAGATCAACGCACTGACGAATGGTATAATTTCCGTTATCAAGGATTAACTGCGTCTTCTATATGGAAAGCACTAGATACACAATCTAATATTAATAATATTATTTATAGTAAATGTACTCCCTTAAAAAAAATAACAGGTTGTAATATCAATTCTCCTTTTCATAATGGTCACAAATATGAACCTCTTTCTGTATTATGGTATGAAAATAAATATAATACAACTGTAGGGGAATTTGGTTGTATTAAACATAAAGATTATGAATGGTTAAGAGCATCTCCTGATGGTATTAATATAAAAAAAGATAATCCACGATATGGAAGATTATTAGAAATAAAAAATCCTACAACAAGAGAAATATCAGGTATTCCAAAAAAAGATTATTGGATACAAATGCAAATACAAATGGAAGTATGGGATTTAGATGAATGTGATTTTCTCGAAACTAAATTCTCTGAATATGAAAATGAAGAAGAATTTCATAAAGATGAAATAGCATTTAATAAAACAAAAGACAACAAATTAAAAGGCGTTATGATTATGTTTAACGATGGTATTGAACCAGTATACAAATATTGTCCTTTAGAATATAACAAAGAACAATATGACGAATGGTATGATAAAGAAATTGAAAAATATCCTCAATATACTTGGATTAAAAATATATATTGGTATTTAAATACTATTTCCTGTGTATTAGTTCCTAGAAATAAAAATTGGTTTAATAATGCTTATCCTTATCTTAAAAATGTATGGGACACAATTTTACTAGAAAGAAAAAATGGAGAATATGTAAAAAGAAAAGCCTCTAGTAAATCTAAAAACGATAAAAAAAAATTAACACCAACTAGTTTAAAAAAAAGTAAAGATGATACAAAAAAATTGTTAAACTTAAATGATGATTCTATTACTACTGAAGACAATACAATTGTTATAAAATTCAGAACTCAATCATTTGATTCTTTATGATTATTATTAAAATCTGGTTTTTTTGATATAAACCATCCTACTCTATCTGGTCTGTTATCTGGTCTACATAATGGTTGTGTACTGGATTTATGTTTTAATTGATTCTTTTCTCCATATAAACACATATTAGGATCTCCTGCTTTACCTCCACAAGGTTCTACATATTCTTTATCATTATTTGTTTTCTGACTATAGTTACTCATTTCAGTTTTCGCTATTTTTTTACTTTGTTCTTGATGTGTTTTTAACGTTGGATTCAGATCACGACCATATATACTATCTAATAATAATTTGTGATGTGTTTCTGGATAAGATGGTGAATTTTTAAAACCCTCTGAATATAATACACCATCTTCTTCTCTTACTTCTTCATCTTCGTCTTCATCTACCTCATCATCCGCATATTTACTCCATACCATTATTAATGCTAAAACACCTCCTGTAACTAAACTTCCTGTTAATAATAATTGTAATAATTTTTCTGCTTTCATTATATAAATTATAAGCTATAATATTTTTATAATTTATTTATATTATTTCAAACAACTATTTAAAACAAATATGATATTTTATAATATTATGGATAATGAAGATTATGTTATTAAAAGAAGTGGCTCAAAGGAAGTTGTTAGTTTTGATAAAATTCTAAATAGAAGTAAAACATTAGGTAATAATGAATTAAACATTAATTATACATCTCTTACTGTTAAAATTATTGATCAATTATATGATGGTATTAAAACATCAGAAATTGATCAATTAACTGCTCAACAATGTGCGTCTCTTGCTACCACACATCCTGACTATGAAATACTTGCTAGTCGTATTCTAATTTCAAATCATCATAAAGATACAGACAGTGATTATGGTTTAGTTATTGATAAATTATATAATTATAAAGATATACACGGTAAACATTGTCCTATTATTTCAAAAGAATATTATGAATTTGCTCTTAAAAATATCAATACTATTAATTCATTTATTGATTATAGTCGTGATTATTTAATTGATTACTTTGGATTTAAAACACTAGAAAGAGCTTATTTAATGAAAGTTAATGGCGTAATAGTAGAAAGACCTCAACATATGTGGGTTCGTGTTGCTTTATCTATTCATCATAATAATCTATCCAAAGCTAAAAAAAGTTATGAACTAATGAGTAAAAAATATTTTACCCACGCAACTCCTACATTATTCAATGCCGGAACACCTAGACCACAATTAAGTTCTTGTTATCTTGAGGCTATGGAATCTGATAGTATTAAAGGTATATATAATACATTAACTGATTGTGCTGAAATTAGTAAATGGGCAGGTGGTATAGGACTACATATACATAATATCAGATGTGAAGGAAGTCATATACGCGGAACTAATGGTATTAGTAATGGTATTGTTCCTATGTTAAGATGTTTTAATGCTACCGCTAGATATGTTGATCAAGGTGGCGGAAAACGCGCTGGTTCTTTTGCTATTTATTTGGAACCTTGGCACGGTGACATTGAAGCCTTCCTTGATATGAAAAAAAATCACGGTGACGAAGAAGCAAGAGCTAGAGACTTATTTTATGCATTATGGATTCCTGATGAATTTATGCACAGAGTTAAAAATGATATGAAATGGACTTTAATGTGTCCTGATAAATGTCCCGGATTATCTGATGTATATGGTGATGACTTTAAAAAATTATATGAAAAATATGAAAATGAAAATAAAGGTATTAAAACTGTTCCTGCTCGTGAAATATGGTTTAAAATTTTGGATAGTCAATCAGAAACAGGTGTCCCCTATATGCTATACAAAGATGCTTGTAATAATAAATCAAATCAAAAAAATCTAGGAACTATTAAAAGCAGTAATCTATGCACTGAAATTATTGAATATAGTGACGATAAAGAAACTGCTGTTTGTAATTTGGCTAGTATTGCCCTTCCTCAATTTGTTAAATATAAATATCCTAAAGGTAAATATACTATTTATACAAAAACAGATTGTAAATGGTGTAAAAAACTTAAAATATTATTGAAAAAAATTAACGCCGTTTATGATGAAGTCAATTTAGATGATATTGAAAAATGGAACGAATTCTTTTTTAATACTACTCCCAAAATTGTACCTTCTACTGTTCCACAGATATTTATTGACGATAAACATTTTGGTGACTATACTAAATTTAATAATGTTGTTACACCATATTATGATTATCAACTATTACACGATATTACTGAAACCGTTACTGAAAATCTAAATAATGTTATTGATATTAATTTTTACCCTATTGAAAAAACAAAACGTTCCAATTTAAAACATAGACCTATTGGTATTGGTGTTCAAGGACTTGCTGATACATTTGCTATTTTAAATATACCATTTCACAGTGAAGAAGCAAAAAATGTCAATAAACTAATATTTGAAACAATTTATCACGCAGCATTAACTCAAAGTGTTAAATTAGCTCAAAAATCTCAACCTTATGAAACTTTCAGAGGAAGTCCTTCTAGTAAAGGTATTCTACAATATGATATGTGGAATGTAAAACCTAGTAATAAATGGAATTGGGATAAATTGAAAAAAGATGTTGTAAATCACGGTATTAGAAATTCATTACTGTTAGCACCAATGCCTACTGCTTCTACTAGTCAAATTTTAGGATTTAATGAATGTTTTGAACCTTTCACTAGTAATATATATGTTAGAAGAACTATTGCTGGTGAATTTATACGTGTTAATAAATATTTAATGAAAGAACTAATTGAATTAAAATTATGGAATAATGATATAAAAGATGAAATTATTAAAGACAATGGTTCTATACAAAATATTGATGCCATTCCTCAAAATATTAAAGATAAATATAAAATTGTATGGGAAATTCCTATGAAACACGTTTTACAAATGTGTGCTGATAGAGGCGCGTTCATTTGTCAAAGTCAAAGCACTAATCTTTGGATGAAAAATCCTACTCGACAAAAACTTACTGCTATGCATATGTATTCATGGAAATTAGGACTTAAAACTGGTATTTATTATTTAAGAACTAAAGCAAAAGCAGCGCCACAACAATTCACTATCGAACCTGATAAAACAAATAATATTGATGACGAAGAAGAATGTCTTATGTGTGGTTCATAATTAATATATAATTAAAATATCATTATATATTAATGAATCCTCTTATTAGAGAACTTGTAAATGATATAGACAATATAATGCAACAATCAAATGGAGAATCAGATGATTACGTTCATAAAGCACGTGGTATTCTATTATTATTGAAAAAATTAAAAATTAATAAAATATCAGAAATACAATATGCATATAATAACTGGTTTAATGATGAAGTTAGTAAATATAAATCTGGAAAATATGGTGAAGCCATTATACCCCATTATAACTGGCCAATACAATTTATTCCTGAAATATATAACATAAATAAAGATAATAAAAAACTAATGTTTACAATGAATTTAGTAGAAAATTGGTGGGCAGATAATGATTATTATGAACATATAAATGAACTATATCAAATATTTCCTAGATTTTCAGATAAACATATTAAAGACATTTTCAGTGATTATTGGTCAAAAAGAGAATTGGCTGCTTATTATGAACAAAAAAACATAGATACTAATACTCTTACTGAAAAATTTTCAAACGATCCAGCATTTAAAGCAGAAGTATTAAATACTATAAACGTAATTAGAAATGCTATTAAAATAAAACTTCGAGATTTTGACAATGGTTCATTTACACTCGACCCTATATATCTAGTTAAAAAACAAAGTGATATAGTATTAACATTGTCATCAGACCCTTCCAAACAACACGATGCTTTAACTGCTTCACCCGGTAATCGTATAAATATGTATACTCAAACATTCAAAGAATTAATAAATTTTGGAGGTCCAGAATTTGCAGATAAATATATTCTTTTTTTCCTTCCAACTCCTTGGGCTTATAGTTGGGAACGTAATTTAAATGTTAATCATTTAACTAGTAAAAATAAAGATAATTTAACAGATTTAATAAAAAAACCTTTTATAGATGATTTATTATTACATCCTATATCTGCTGATAATTTAAGTAGTGTAAAAGGTCAAATTTGTTCTGCTGAAGCAAAGTTAAATATAAATGGAAAAATTGTAAATACTGTCGGATTTATATTTGGTAAAAAAATAGCTTATCCTATTAAAAAATCCATTTTACAAAAATCTAGAGAGATTATGCAAAGTAGATTACGAAAGCAAATAAATAACGCTTCATACGAGGAACAAGCAAAAGTTTATAATCAATTGAAACAAAACGCACAAAAAACAATGTCTATACAACAAATCAATAAAAATAGTCGTTATGAAGAAATGAAAAGAAGAAGAGCTAGAAAAAAAAGTGGTTCACCTATTCCCGGACAACAAAAATCAATAGATGAAAAATTAGGTATGAAACCATCGGGGACTCGTAAAGCTGAAATAGCAAGTAAGAATTTACTTAACATTGTAGACTTTGAAGATAAAGAAAAGGCTGATAAAAAAGCAAAATCAAGGGCAAAAAAAAATGCCAAAAAGAAACGTCAAAAAGAAACTCGTAGATTAAAAACAATATTAGCAAATAAATTACAACGGTTATATCAAAAAGGTAAAACATCCAAACTAGCTAGTGCTACCAGAAAAAAGTTCATAGATAAAAAAACTGCTACCAAAAAAATACAAGATTTTTACAGAAAAAATAAAAATAGTAGACTAACAAAATATGATTTAAAAAATAGTATTTTTTATAAATTCAAACCTAACAAAGATATTATTATATGGAATTATTTATTACATAATTTTTCTAATTTATTTATTGATACTTCAAAAATTATACCAATTATTTCTGGTGGAATAGCCACTTTTTTACATACAGGTGGAAAATATAAAACAGAAGATTTAGATTTAAAGTTTTATCCCCGTTCAAAATATAAAAATCAATACAGTCATATTACTTCTAGACAACAAGTAAAAATTTTATTAGATACTTGGATACAAAACCAAAAATCAAATATAATAAATGAATTGAATCAATTATTACAAGACACTAATTCAAAACCTGTTATTGATATTTTAGTTAGTGATATAGACAATAAATCTCATATTATATCTAGAGATGACATTATTAAAATAGCTATTGAATTTGGTGAAATGTTAAAAGAAGGTGAAATACCTAGAGGTACTGTTACATTTAAAGATGGAAAACAATTTCAATCTAGAATAACCGCATATTGTGATATATCTTTTTGGAAAGATAAAACAGGCTATATTATTGATGTCATTAGAAAAAAAAATAATGAAATTAGTGCTTTTTCAAAAAATGACCCACACATCCCACCAGTATCATATTTATATAAAAATAAAAAAACACGTATTCCTATTATAAATAAAAATTATTTATTAGAAGAAAAAATAGAATTATTACGTGATGTAAATGATGGAGATTTTCTTTATAATGATAAAGATGAATTATGGTCAACAAAAAAACAAAGATGGATGGAACAAGTTAAAATATTACAAAGTAAATCTGGTGGTAGAAAAAAGAAAAAACGTAGACGAACTAGAAAACGAAAAAAATAAATATAAATATTTTATAATTATATTTATTTATCCTCCAATTCTTCTTTCATTTCTTCTTTTAATGTTGGTAATGACCATTCTGCTATATCTTTTTCCATTTTTTTCATATAATCTGACCAACTTTCTCCTTTTGCGCATCCTTTCCATATTTTATTTTCTATATCCAAATATTCATCTTTCTTTTCTGGATTAGTTTCATGATCTGGATTTTTATCTTTCCATTCTGTTTCCATAACCAAATGTTGTTTTGATTTCAAATTTCTTATACACCTTTCTATAGGACCTTTACCATCTGAAATTTCGTTCATTTCTTTTGATGGTTGTGTCTTTTTCCATTCATCGTCGTCTTTTATATAAAATTTTTTTCGTTTTACATCAGCACAATGAATTGGGCGTTCGGTTATAGGAACATCTTCCAATTGTTTTACCAATATATTAGTTATTCCCTTTTCTGGTCCGTGAAGCTTTGTATACATTACATCTTCTAATTGTACTTTTATTTGATTTACAAAGTCAGTTAAGTTCATCGCATTTTTACATTTTTCATTTAAAAATACATTAATTGATATATTATTTGTATTGTTGGAATTTATAGTATTATTATTACCCATACCAACACTACCTTGATATTGTTCGTGCGTTTTAATAATTTTTTCACAATATCCTAATTTTTGATTTAATAATTCATTTTCATGTTCAATTTTTTTTACATTTAATTTTTCTCTTAACTTTTTTATTTCTTCTTCTTGTTGTTTTATTAAAGTCATTTTTTCTTCATCTAATATTTTATTATCAACTACTTCAATCTTTTCCACTTGATATTCGCTTTCATTTCTTTTATGTTTTTTTGAATTTAAATGTTTTTTATAATTTGATATAACCCTAGTTGAATAATTACAACACTGACATTCATATAATTTTTTTCTAATTTGTTTCTTTTTTTTTCCATTTTTTGTGGCTATTTTTAAAATAGCGTTACTTTTTTCACAAATAGCGTTACTTTTTTCACAAATAGCGTTACTTTTTGGGCAAATAGCGTTACTTTTTGGACAAATAGCGTTACTTTTCCCTAAAATAGCGTTACTTTTTTTAGACATTTTTAATATATCATTATATATTTTTTTTAAGTCTATTTTTTTTTATCGTAACAATTAAAAATATAGGTTAATGAAAAATTCCTACATCTTCTAGTGAAAAAAAAAATTTCAAAAAAATTCAAAAATATTTTAGATCTTTTTGGAGAAATGGACAAGTACAAAAGTTGTCCAAAATTGAATTTCATTTTTGACTTTTGGAAAAAAATGAACAAAAAAGAGACCTTTTTTTTAGTGCCTTTTTTTAAGCGCTTACTGACTTGTTAGCATTTTTAAAAAGTGGTTGACTAGTTTTGTGACGATTATGGTGAGGTGTTTTAGAAAAAAACCAAAACGTTACCATTTATCGTAACAAACTTTTTTGTAGCTGAAATTTTCAGTAAGGTCAGTAAGGGATTTTACTACTTTTCACTTTTGTTAGCATTTCCAATAATAAATATTTTTGTAGCTAAAAAAGTCAGTAAGGATGGTAAGGGTTTTTAGAAAAATGAATATTTGTTATGAATTATGATAACAAATATTAAAAATAAAAAAACGGGTCAGTAAGGACCGTCACGTTTTTTTGATATTTTATTTTTGTTACGTTAATTAGTAACAAATTAGTATATAAAAAAAAGGGTCAGTAAGGATGGTAACAAATTATTGTCCAGATGTATCTTGAATTTTCTTTATAAGGTCGGTATTGTAAATAAAATTACCTTTTGGTTTGTAAGTATTAATATCTTTAAATGTAACGTTATTTTTTTTCTTTGTTGTAACATTTTTATCTTTTAATAATAATTCATTAGGATTATCAGAATTTTTTTTATCTTTATTTTTAGAGCGAATTTCTTCGCCAAATCCATTAATAGTAATACCAGTTTTTTTCTTATATTCTCTTCTTTGTTGTGGTGGTATATAATGATTCCAAGAAATAAATAATAAATTAGGATTAGTATATTTAACCATAAATCCATTATCTTTTAATTTTCCAATAACATACGCAGTACAGGCAGCACAGTCGTATCTAGGTGTTCCTAAAATGAATTCAGGAATAACAAAAGCACAAAAGCACATAGAATTACGTTGTCTAGAAGTGTGTTTAATTTTATCGTGAATACGTTTTAAAATTCTATTAAAAATTTTAATTTTATTATCTTGTATTGTTTTTTTTCTTTGATATAATTCATCTAAATTAATTTTACCATTATAATCATCATCATCGTTCATAATACATACAATTAAGATAAAAATTTAAATAAAAAAACGGATTTAATAATATATGTATAAAAATTTAGTAATATCATCAGGAGGTTTATATTTATTATCAGCAATAGGAACAATAACAAGATTATTTAAATTAAAAATATTAGATAATGAAAAAATAGAAAATATATATGGTACATCAGCAGGTGGAGTAGTAGGATTATTATTATGTTTAAAGTTAGATTGGAATTTATTAGAAGAATATATTATAAATAGGCCTTTGCCGGAAGAATATCAAATAAGTATGAATAATATATTAGAATTTATGGAATCAAAAGGAATTGTAGGAAGAGAAGTATATGATGTTTATTTAAAATCAATATTTAAAATGAAAGGATTAAAATATGAAATAACTTTTAAAGAATTATACGAGTATAGTAATATAAAATTAAATGTGTTTGCATTGAATTTTAATACTTTTAAAAATGAAACATTTAATTATGAATTAACACCAGATTATCCAGTAATAGATGCAGTATATATGTCAGCTACGTTTCCATTTGTATTTAAACCAATATATTACAATAATTCATATTATATTGATGGAGGAATAGAAAATGATTATCCAATAGATCAATGTTTAAAAGAATATAAAAATGAAGAAACATTAGGAATACATATAAAATACCCAAAAAATTATACAAATGAATTAAAATTAGATATATCAAATAATGCAATTGATTATTGTATAAAAATGATTCGAAAATTAGTAGAATTAAATAGAAAAACAAATAAGAATAAAAATTCTTTAAAAAATGAAATAATAATAAGAATGAATTCAACAAATAGTTTAATGAACTTATATAGTAGTGAAACAAGAAGAAACTTAATAACATTAGGAAAAAATAGTATAGATGAGTATATAACAAATAAATATGTTAAAACTAATTAATATTATTTACTTCCTACAATTTGTTTAATAAATTCAACTAATGAAGCATAAGATGGTTCTGCTTCATATTCAATTATTTGGTCTTCAATTTTTAAATAAATAGAAGGATATCCATCAATTTTCTTTTTAATACCTTCAGCACCGGATAAATATGTTTTTTCAAAATGTTCAATAGATTTGGCATCTCTATCACCATTAATTTCTATATATTTTAAAGCATAACTGGAATCCTTTCCTGGTTTTTCACCGTGAGGATATGTTTGTTTTAATTTTTTCCAAGGACCAATTTTTCCATCTTCTCCCATTAATTTTTTAGAATAAGGACACCAATCAGCATAAAATAAATATAATTCAGCATCTAATGACATATTAGAAGTTGATGTGGGGGGTGTAGGTATTGAAGTTTCACCAACACCAGTTGATTCAATAGGTTTACCCTTTTGAGTAAATTCATTGTTTGCAATATAAGTAGAACTTAATGAAGGTTGAACAAAATAATTAAAAATTAAAAAAGCAATTCCTAAAAATATAGCAATCAATACAATAATAATAAACATATTATTATTTTTAACCCAATTAGTGAATTGATTGCCACTTTCTTGTAAAAAAGCAGGCATACCACCAGTTTGTTGTTGAGCTTCCATATAATTTATCTAAACAATTATCTATAATCAATTAAACGAATAGACTTAAATATATATTGATTTAATGAATTAATGTATATTAGAAATTATAAAGGAGATTTGGTAAAAATTGATTTATCTAAAATTAATAATGAAAAGGAATTAGTAAATAAATTATGGAAAATTCAATATAATAAGACTGTAAAAGATGGTAAAGATCATATTAATGAAATAAAACAATATATTCTAGGAGAGGAAATATATGGATAAATTTTTTTCTAAAATAATATTAGTATGGCAACGCGTAAAAAAAGAAAACAAAGAAAAAATACTACTTATAAAAAAGAAGATTTTAATAGTAATGATGGGATGTTAACAACAGTATGGGGCCCTAGTTTATGGCATTCATTACATACAATATCATTTAATTATCCAGTTAAACCAACACGAAACGATAAGAAAAATTATAAACGATTTATAATGGATTTAAAATATGTATTACCTTGTGGAAAGTGTAGGAAAAACTTGCCAAAAAATTTAAAAAAAGTTCCATTAAATAATAAAGCATTAAAAAATCGTGAAAATTTTTCACGTTGGATGTATGAATTACACGAACAAATAAATTATATGTTAGGAAAAAAATCAGGATTAAGCTATGATGATGTTAGAGAAAGATATGAACATTTTAGAGCAAGATGTACACAACCAATTGATACAAAAATAATGATAGTAAAAAAAGTAAAAAAGAAAAGAAAAAGAAAAACTAAAAAGGAAAAAAGAAAAGAAAAGGAACAAGGTTGTACAGAACCTTTATTTGGAGAAAAATCAAAATGTATAATTAAAATAGTTCCAAAGAAAGAAAAAACACCTACATTTCAAATGGATAAAAAATGTATAAAAACTAGAAAAAAGAAACGGAAAAAAAAGAGTTAAATAATATTGTTAGTATTTAATTAATGACAATATTATCTATAATAGGATTTTCTATAATGATGATGTTTATAGCTGGTGTTGCATGTTTAAAATTATATATTGACCTTTCTAAAAATAATACAAGAGTTTATGCGTATTAAAATATTTTTAGGGATTTTTAGCATAAACACAGCATTATTTTTCTCTCCCTTTTTAAAATCGGAATCTATATTTTTATGGGAGTAAAAAGTTATGTGTCTAATTTTTTACTTATTTACCAAACATTTTTACCAATAGCAGCAAATGAATTTAGTAATCCCATTGGTTCATTAGACCTTGCTGATAGTGCGTTTTCGTTTGGTGAATATACCTTTTTTTGTGATTCTTTTTTGTAGTCTCTGCTTTTATTACTATAATATGAATTTTGTTTATTCATTCCTCTATCAGCAGGAGCTCTAATTTCTTTTTGATTTTCCATAGCCTTTTCACTTTGCAATTTATTATTTTCCATGTCATCTTCTACTTCAGAATCTTTATTTTTCTTTTTTGCATCACATACAGGACAATTAGTAGCAGGACATTCGGGGCATTTTGGACAAACAGGAGGAACGATTGAACTTTTTAAAACATATAAATGTTCTTTTCCTTCAGGTATATTATTACAAGTTAATGCATCTTTTCTTCTTTGTCCTTCTAAAGAATTATTACATACTCTTTCATTGTTAATAGGTGGTAAGCTTTGATTACTAGATTTTAAACAACGACTTTTTACATTAGGTCCAACACCAGCACAATGATAAGTTGATTTTTTATTTGTAACAGGGTCTTTTAGGTCTAATGCATGAGATTTAGTTAATACTTGTGTATTGGGATTACCTCCAGCTCCACCTTGTCCTCCAGCTCCACCTTGTCCTCCAGCTCCACCTTGTGATCCACCCTGTTGTTCTTGTTGTTGTATTTTTTTAGCCCATTCTGGTAAGTTACCGTCACGTTCATCTTCCCAAGTGATAATATTATTAATGTCAGGTCCATATGCGCAAACATTTTTATTATTACATCCAACACATTTACCTTGTCCTTTTTTATTGCAATCTTTATTTTCTTCACATTCATTATCCCAATCATCATCATTAGCATCAGCGGCTTGACAATATGTATCAGAAACCCATTGTTTATATTGAGCTTGTGAATTAAAAGGCATATTACCACTATTTCCGCTATTTCCGCTATTTCCACTACTAGTTCCATAACTATTACCGTGTGTTCCAGCATCCTTTGCTAATTTAATCATTTCTTTTCTTTCTTGAGCAGAAGCTTGTTTATATTTACTCCAAAAAGCATCTTGTTCACCATCATTTTTAAAACTAATTCCAACTTTTTCTGAACGTTGCTTATTTGTTAATCCTTCAATAAATCCTTCAGTAACTGGTTGTTTTATTAACCCAGGATGAACATTAGACATTTCATTAGTTTTGGCATAATATGCCATTTGAACATCTTTTGGAGTTTCGGTAGGAATAGCTCTACACAAAAATTCAGTTTTTGGTTTAGTAACATTTTGATATCCTTCATTTGCTAAAAAGCCTAAACCACCTATTAATAATATAAATACAATAATCCCGAATAAATGAAAATTATTTAGCTTCATATAAAATATACAATGAAAAAAAAAATATATAATATATGTAATTAATATATATGCCAGCATTAACTCATAATAGGGTAAAAAACGGATTTAATGGTCCAATTAGAAAAATTCAAGCTAGAAATAGTTGTCCGAAGGGAGGAGCTGAAACAAAATTAGGTTGTAATAAATCGGATGTTGAACGTAGAAATGCACGTGTTGGTGGAGTTGGTCCAAGAAATGCATCAAATAGAGCAGCAATAAAAAGAAGAGTATGTATTATTCCAAAAGATGATGGAAAAAAACATTGTAATTAAAATCTATTAAATATAAAATCATATATTTAATATATTAATGTTAAGAGCTTTTAAAAATAGAAAATTATTGGAAGCAGGAATAGATGAGGCAGGAAGAGGTCCTTTATTTGGAAGAGTATATGCTGCTGCTGTAATATTAAATCCTGAATTGGAATATAATGATAAATATATTAAAGATAGTAAAAAATTAAGTAAAAAAAATATAGATATTGCAGAATCTTATGTCAAAGAAGTAGCTTTGGATTGGTCTGTAGCTTATTCAACAGAACAACGAATAGATGATATAAATATATTACAAGCAACACAAGAAGCAATGCATAAAGCGTTAGATAATTTATCTATAAAACCAGAATATTTGTTAGTGGATGGTAATTATTTTTCACCATATACTATAAATAAAAAAAATATAAAAGCTGAATGTGTTGTTAGTGGTGATGATACATATTATTCTATTGCTGCTGCTTCTATTTTGGCTAAAACAGCAAGAGATAGATATATTGAAAATTTATGTAATGAAAATCCTGAATTAAATGACTATTATAGTATTGGAACAAATAAAGGATATGGTGCTAAAATACATATAAATGGAATCAAAAAATATGGTATTTCGAAATGGCATAGAAAAACCTTTGGTATATGTAAAATATATGATTCATATAATTAAAAAAATTGAATGTTTTTTTTCATATTTATTATGAAATTATAGTAAATATGAAAGTATTAGTATTTGATACCGAAACCACTGGCTTACCACTAGGTGGTAAAAATATACCTGTATATAAAACAGACTTCTTTCCATATATAGTTCAGTTTAGTTGGGCTACATATGATACTTGTTCTACAAAGTTAAATATTAATGATTATATTATTCAAATACCTGAAGACGAAGATATTCCTGAAGATAGTATCAAAGTTCACGGAATAACAAATGAAATTATGAGAAGCCAAGGGTTACCTATAAAACCTATATTGAGAAAATTTACAAGAGATTTGTTTGATTGTGATATAATTGTTGCTCACAACCTACCATTTGATAAAAAAATAGTAAGTGCTGAATTTATTAGAAATGGACAAATAGATTGGATGAGTAGGCATAGAAAAAAAGAATATTGTACATTAAGAAATAGTATAGATTTATGTTGTATTAAAGTAAAAGGCAAAAATGGAAATTATTATAATAAATGGCCCAAATTAATGGAATTACATAAATATTTGTTTAGAAGTGTTCCTAATAATTTACATAATTCATTAGTTGATATATTTGTATGTTTGAGATGTTTTCATAAGTTATACTATGATACTGATTTATTGAGGAAAGGAAAAGAATTGAGAACTTATTATGATGAATTATGTGGATTTACTAATAAATATAAATTATAATGTTGTAAAATTAATGTCGGTTACTATTCCATCACATAAATTTTTTAATTTATAAAAATCGTGTAAATATTTTGTATGATCTAATGTCCATAGAAAAACTTTTATATTTTTATTTTTACAATAGTTATAAGTATCTTCATCTATCATTTTCCAATCTACAGATAAAAATGTTAATCCATATGTCATTATATCTAATTCTTTGGTTGTATATATATTATCTGTTATATATCCTAATTTTAAATTAATAGGTGCTATATTCAATATATGTAGTATTTTTCTATTAAACGAACCGATATATAAATACTTTAAATCAATATTATACATATTTATAAATGTTAATAATTTATTAGCTATTTCAATATCTTTACCTTTTACATCTAAATAAATTTTTATTTTATGAATACCAATAATATCATAAAAATCTTCTAAAGTAATAATATTTAATTTTTTTAATACCTTGTAATCCATATCTTTTACGTAAATGCCATTAATTTTATCATCGTGTATTAATACAATTTCACCTGTTTTACATAGTTGAATATCTATTTCAATCATATCAAAACGATTATGTATTGCATTTGAAATAGATTGAACAGAATTATCTTTATATCTATTATGATATCCATTATTTGGAACACAATATCCGCGATGTGCGATTTTAATTATATTAGGACCAAAAGACATTATTGAATTAATAATAGATAATTATTTATATTTAAATAATTATTTATCTTCTTTTACGGCGACGAGTTCTACGGCGTCTTTTTTTAGATTTACGACGAGTTTTGCGTTTATTTTTTCTAGATTTTTTACCACCTTTTCTTTTTCTTCTTTTCCTTGTTTTTCTTCTTCCACCCTTTTGTGCCTTTAGATTATGTTTAAAGTCAGTATTGTTTGTTTTTAATGCTTCAAGTGCGTCTACTACTTTTTGATCAATTCTTTTTTGACCCCATAAACTACTCCAGGGTGTTGTGTTACTGCCCATACCCTTTAAAGTAACAGCATTAATTTTACCCCAACGTCTGTCTGCCATAATACTAAGTTGATTGCACCCCGTTATAGGATCATTATATTTGGCCCCATTATATTTTAGTTCATTATCTCCTTCAACTGGTATAATATAATTATCTTTTATATGTGTTTCGTCGTAACCGTGACTCTTTACATAATAAGTATAATTATTTTTTACTGGCTTAAAAGTCGCTCCATTTTTAAACGTGTTACCATCATCACCCAATTGTTTATAACCTGGTTGAACAATTACTCTCCTTTTAGTATATGGGTCTCTTCTTATACAATTCTTATCTTTTCCAGTCAGATTCAGATATTTTCTAGGCATTTCAGAATAAATACTACCGTGAGTTCTAAATTTTCTTAATGTAAAATTTTTATTGGCTAAATTCTTGGCGAGTTCTGTCGTCCAATTATTTGTTTGGTTAATCCAGGATGGGGAATTCCAGGTTAATACCGTAATATTTTTATTTGTCCCATTATATTTTTTGGATAATTTCAAACCTAAAATTTCGGCTACACAACCACTTATAAAAGAACCAACAATTACAATTTTTTTATTTTTATCTACCATAGGCTTATAAATACCAAAAATGTTTTCTGCTAATGCATTGAACTTTTTTTCCCATAAATCACTAGTTGTATATTGTGTAATTAATTCATTTTTTCCAATACATATATATGTTGTATTATCATAAGATACAATATAATGTTTTGTGTCTGAACTGTGATAATTATAATATGCTTTAATTTTATTATTTTTTTGTAAAAGTTTAATTAAATTTGTATCGTTTGTGCCCCCCATTCCTCCAGGTGTATAACCACCAGACTCCATGCCGCGTTTATTTTTCATTAAATTGAGCATTAATTTATACATTGTTTTCCACGTCTCATTATTTGTAAATTTATATTTTGTTTTATTGTCACCTGTTAATTCCATATATTTTAAAAAAAAGTGTAAAAAAGGAGTAGGACCAAAATATGCTGCTTTTGCTAATACAGACGATAGAGCACAATCTTTGTCAGTATCAGGCGGTAACGCAACTGAATTTGTAGAAGAGACTGGTTTAGTAGGTGGCGAATTTGGTAATGGATTTTTTGTTGGTGTTGTTGTAGACATATTCTATATAATAACAAAAGATTAATTAAATTCTATTATTAGTTATTAAAGATTGTTTATCTTTTCTAAACTTTTGAATTCTTAATTCAGTGGTTTTACGCATTCTATCAACAATAATATTTTCAATAAATTTAAGACCAATTTTAAAATCTTTTTCACACTGTGTATACATTTCAAGAATAATTCTACGAGTATCATTAATAATATCTTGAAGTTCATTTTTATCAAGGTCTTTGATTTTAACAGTAAATTCATCATTAACTTTATTGACTTCAAAAACCTTTTTTAATTGTTGTAAAAGAAGTTCTTCTTGTTTGTTATTATTATTAATCATAGAAGTGATATGATTAGCATATTTTCTGAAAATATCAGAATTAGTATTACCAGTGATGGTGTTATTCCAAGAAGAATTATTTTTACACATAGGATGATTATGATAATCATTAAGAACAATATCAGAAAATCTAGAAGGAGGGTTATCATTATATTGTTCAATAGTTTTACCGGAAAAAGCAAGATAAAAGATTTTTAAATCATTTTTATATTGAGTTTTGGCTTCTTCGGTCATATCATAAAAAAGTCCAGTTTTATAATTATAAACATCATAATATAATTGTTCAAGTTCAGGAATACCATTTTCATCAGCGAGTGTTTTATCTTGTACGATAGAATCATCGACTTTTCTAGCACCATCTTTAACTTCATTATCAAAAAAAACATTATCAGATGTATTAGAATCGTTATTATTTTTAATTTTGTTAGAGTAATTAGTAATATTTTTATTGATAGAACAGTGTTTAGGTTGAATATGAAATTGCGTTCCATCTTTACTTTGGACAGGAGAAATAGCATTGATACGTTTAGTGCAAAGATTGAATTTATTAATAGATATTTGAACACCTTTAGGAATATTATGTTTTTGTTGTAGAGGTACGTATGTGGTTTCACCAGAATTTTTATTGATATATGAGAATATAGGATTAATATTTTTATTTATACTGGCAAAGAGATGAGCGATTTTAACAAAATGTTCAGCAATACCAATACATTTAGCGTGTTTATCATCGGAATCATCATCAATACTATCAACATTATCTTTGTTAAAATAAAGAATTTTTTCATTTTCAACAAGTTGCGTTTCAGGTTTATTAGTATCGGGATTAATACTATTATATAGATAATTGATAGTTTGTGATGTTAAGCTATTTTTTAAAACATCACCAGTAACAATAGCAATTTTATTACAATAATCAATATTATGAAGATTAATTTGATCGTTAAAGCTAGTAGAAGTGATGACATCGGCGGCGACGATTTGAATATAAGTAACAATATTTAAAGTATCAACATCAGGATGAATAGGGGTTTTATTATTATTAATATTTGCGTTTAATTTTTGAGTTATTTTGGAATTCATAGTGCTGGCTTTATTACCCATATATAATAAATATATATATTTTAAAATTGAATTAAAAGAATAATATAATTATTAAATTAATATGGGAAAAAAAAAAGAGAAAAGGACTCAAAAATTAAAGAAAAAGAAAGATAGAAGTAAATTATGGGAACAATTTGACAAAGAAATAGGGAAAAAAGATAATTTATGTTTGATATATGATAAACAAAAAGTGGAAGAGAGAGGAGAATGTGATAAATGTGGAGCTCAATTATGTATAGCAAAGGAGAAATTTTTAACGTGTTCAAATAAGAGTTGTGGAATGATGTATAAAGATAGATTGGATGAATCAGCGGAATGGAGATATTATGGAGCAGATGATACATCAATGAATGATCCAACAAGGTGTGGAATGCCAATAAATCCATTGCTACAAAAATCATCATATGGTTGTAAAGTATTATGTAATAATAGGTCATCGTATGAAATGAGAAAAATAAGAAGATATACGGAATGGCAATCAATGCCGTATGAAGAGAAGACACAATATGATGAATTTGAATGGATAAAAGCAATGGCAAGAATAGCAGGAATAGCAAAGGTAATAGTAGATGAAGCATTACGACAACATAAACAAATATCACAAGAGAAAACATTTAGGGGATTTAATAGAGATGGTATAATAGCAGCGTCAGTGTATATAGCGTGTAGAATACATAATTATCCACGAACAGCGAAAGAAATAGCAACAATATTTCATTTAGACAATACAAGTGCAACAAAAGGATGTAAAAATGCGGGTCAAATAATAAATAATATAGAAGGAACAAATCCAGAAAAAGAAAGAATACATTTACATCAAACGACACCACAGGCATTTATAGAGAGATATTGTAGTAAATTGAATATAAATAAGGAGATAACAAAAGTATGTATGTTTGTAGCTCATAAGATAGAACAAAAGAATAAGATAAGAGAAAATACACCGAATTCAGTGGCAGCGGGTATAGTATATTTTATAGGACAGGAATGTAATTTGAATATAAGTAAGAAGAATGTGAGTTTATGTAGTGAAATAAGTGAAGTAACAATAAATAAATGTTATAAGAAATTAATGAAATTGAAAACGGAATTAATACCGCCATCAATATTGAAAAGATATGCATTATAAAGTAATAATTTTAGAACGATGTTTTGATACTAATTCAAAACATTTTTTTTTAATAGGACAGTTATCATCAAGAGAACCAACGACATTATATCTAGGAGTTCCACCGGCATTAATAGCGAAACAACGAATAAAATAGAAATGTCCGGGATAATAAACGTGTGTCATCCAGTCATCACAATACCAATTTTTAATTTCAGGAGGAAAATAAAATCCGAAAAATTCCATATGTTTTCTAGAAACAAAACTTTGGGTTTGAATAAATCTAGAACCGCCGGGTCTAGAATGTTTACCAGAACACCATCGTACGTGGTCAATAGGTCCAGTAAGTCCGACATTATTATTGATACGAAGAGCATAAATGGATTGTTTAACCCAACTAGGCTGTAAGAATTGAATATCATCACCACATTGAAAGAAATAATCAAAACCTTGGTCATATGCAGTTTTGAATGCTTTATTCCACATATGAGTGACGTATCCGGGTTGAATACCATTGCTAGAAATGAATTGAATATCAACATTTTGCATAATATTAATGAAACGAAGTAGTTCCTTTTTTTCAGTAGGATTAGAATAAACAATATCATTATCATCAACAACTAAAAAAATAGTATATTTATATTGTTTATCATAGGTAGTAAGAAAACTTTTAAGAAATATATTATAAAAATAGGTATCTTTGAAAGTTTTCCAAGGTCTATTTCTAGAAGTGGAAGGAATGAGAATAGCGACTTTATAATCCATATTATAAATAAAAAAAAATATTTAAATAGTATTAAAAAAATATTATAATGAATGAAGTATTGGAAAAATATAAGATATTTTGGCAGTATCCAGTAATAACAGAAAAAACATTTTATTTACAAAATAAAGAGAATCCAATATATGTGGGAATACCGTGGGCAACAATATTAGATAAGAATTATAATATAACAATAATAGCGAAGATATTGAAACCATTAATGAGAGGATTATATTATGTAACGTGTTGTCAACATATAAGATTTAGACAATTATTTCAATTATTTAAATATTTAAATATAAGAACAGTATATTCACCTCATAAGATAATAGGAGAAGATGAATTATTGGGAATAAGAATAGAACCGTGTCCATTATATGCAGTGAATGTAGAAGATGAGAGTAGAAATGAAGAGTTTAAAGTGATACGTAAAGAAAAGAAATATTTGTATTCATTTATAGGAGGATATAATAAGAAATGGTATATGTCGAATTTAAGAGAATTATTATTAAAAATGAATCATGATGAGAAAGAATCAGTAATAATAGATACGGGGAATTGGCATTTTGATCCAGTAGTATATAATAAATTACAAAATAATAAAGGGGAATTAAATGAGGACGATGAATTTAAATTTAAAACAAGAAGATATAATGAAGTGATGAATGACTCGAAATATACATTGTGTCCAAGTGGGTCGGGTCCGAATTCAATAAGATTATGGGAAGCATTAGCAGTAGGTTCAATACCAATAGTATTGTCAGATAATTTAGATTTACCAAATCATGAGTTGATGTATGATAGTATATTAAAGATAAGAGAGAGTGATTTATATAACATAGAAAGAATATTAAGAAATATACCAAAAGAAGAAGAAGAAAGGAGGAGAAAGAATTGTATAAAAGTATATAATGATTTGAAAAACAACTTTGCAAATACACCAAGAGAAGTGATACATTATTGCGATGGAACATATTATATAGGAAACACAGGGGGAGTAGCGAGATATGACTATCAAATATCTCAATTATTTCCATTGAGAGTATTTTTTAAAGGTCCACAAGAAAAAATGAAAATGTTAGAATATTTAAAAAAATGTAAAAATCCGGTAATAATAACAGATAATCATTTATCGTGTGACATACCAAATAATTATAATGTAATATTGGTGCATCATGGAGTTGCAAAAACACACGCAGAAAGAGATAAGGGATGGAATAAATATTGGAAAGAGTTATGTTGTAATGGACAAGAGAGAATGTTATATTATAGAGAACCAAATACAACAAGAATAGTAACAATATCGGAATTTTGTAGAGAAGAATTTAAAAAATATTATGGAGAAGTATATACAAGATTTGAAATAAAAAAGATATTTCATGGAAGTGAATTGAATGAAAATATGTATAAGAAGAATTGGAATAAAAAAGGAATAGTATTAGGAAATTGGGCGAATGAGAATAAAGGGAAAAAAGTGATAGAAAAAATAAAAGATAATAAATATAGTTTTAAAAAGTTATCAATATATCCAGAATCGGTTTATTTTGAAGAATATAACGAAAAGAAACAGAAAATATATTTAGAAAGTGATATATTTTTACAATTATCATTATGTGAAGGGAATTCATATGCGACATTAGACGCACTATTATGTGGAATACCAGTAGTGGCATCAAATGTAGGATTATTTTATAAAGATGTTCCAGAAGATTGTTTTGTAAAAATAGAATGGGAAAGGAATAATGATATAGAATATATAAAAGAGAAATTAGATTATGCTTGGGAAAATAAGGAAGAAATAGGAAGAAAAGGAAGAGAGTGGTATTTAAAGAATAGTAATTATAAAAAATGGAAAAAAGAAATGGAGGAATATGTATATAATTAAAATAATATATTAAAAACAATAATATATGATTTTTATAATGAATACAGAATATTGGTGTAAGAGAGGGCATTTTAACGAGGATCAATATAATTATGTGAGAGAATTAGTAAAAAAGGAAAATCCAAAATATTGTTTGGAAACAGGTTTTTGTACAGGAAGGTCAGCATTAAGTGTATTATATGATAATGGAAATATAGAAAAGTTTGTAAATATAGATATAAATTACAATTATTTACCAGAAGGAAGGGAAATGTTAAAAAGATTTAAAGAAAAATGGGAAAATTTTAAAGCAATCGAGTCGTCATCATCAGTAATATTAAATGATAATTTTTTTAAAGAAGAATTTCCAAATGGACTAGACTGGTTTACAGTAGATGGAGACCATAGTTATAGAGGATGTGTAAATGATATAGAAAAGGCAATGCCATATATGAATGAAGGAGGAATAATAATAATAGATGATTATATGTCAGGTCCACCGAATGGATGTAATATACCAGAAGTATCAAGAGCTTGTGATGATATGTATAGAAAGTATGAAACGAAATTAGAAAGAACAGTATGGAATAATAAAGGAAAAGGGTTTTGTATATTTAAGATTTGTGCCAAACAATAGGTATACCAGATTTAAACATATAATAATTATATGAATTATATGTTTAATACATTATAAAAAATTATATTTTTTTTAGGATAAAAGATTTACAATTACCATCATAAAATTGAGGCGTCTCCCAAATGATATGAAATCCATTATCTTTAAAGAGAGATAGAAATTGTTCTTTATTATAAGTATAACGAATTACATCAACAAAGTATTGGGTGCCTTTAGTGCAAAAAGTATCGTTATCAGTTAACATAATTCTATGTAATATAATATATTTATTAGAAACCCTAGATAATTCATTAATAGCAGATTTAAAATCAGGAACGTGTTCAATAACACCAGATAAGAATATGATATCAAATTGATTATCTTTATATTTTAAGTTAGTAACATCTTGATAATCAAATGTAGGAAATGGATAATATTGTTTTGCTAATTTAAGAGCTTCTATATTATAATCACAACCAGTATACGTATATTTACCTGGAAATATACTGTTAATGACTTCGAAATAATAACCGCTGGTGCAACCAACATCTAAAAGTGATAAATGATTTTCATTAATATTATCAAAAATATCTTTTATAATTTTAAAAACAATAGGGGGGTTACCAATTTTAGTTTGATATAACTGATAGTTAACTAAAATACGTTGTAAATGAGAAACAATATCATTAGACCAATTATCTTTATATTTAATAGCATTAGAATTATCAATAGGAGTTTTATTATTAGGACTATTAATTATAGTCCATATAGGTTGTGTTAAATGAGGATTTTTAAGATCATTATTTTTTAAAAACTCTTTACCAATAGATAAAGCATTAAGTTGTAGTTGTTTGATACTATCATTCATAATTATTATATAATATATAGTTTATATCTTTAAATATATATTATAATGCAAATTTATATTTATAAATTTTTTCATTATTATCAGCAACAATTACAGAATCGCTGTTACCGTTCATAAATACAAATTTACCTAGTTTTTGTCCGTTAATATTACCTTGGATAGTTAATTCTTTAATCCACAAATTATTATGTGGTTTATCAATTTTGTATATAGAAAAATAACCATTATTAGTATTATAATCAGAAATAATAAGTCGTTCACCATTTGTAGATAAAGAAATATTAGATTCACCTATTTTACCATTTTTAACATCAAAAATTTGATAGGGAATATACTTATTGGTATCTTTATTAAATTTATAAATATGAAATTTAGAGTTATGATGATTAGTGATAGCAACGTATAGTCCATTGCCAGCAATATCAACATTTTTACCAAATTCAAAATCATTAGAATTAATATGTGTGTTTAAAATCCAATTATTATTAGAATATTGAAATATTTTAACAGAACTAATATTGTTTTTAGTGCCAATAACAATAGTAGAACCATCTTTATTAAAAGCAAAAGAATATCCAAATGCTGTATTAATTGCGCCGTGATCAATATTTGCACCGTGTTGAACCCAAGTAGCAGGATTATTACCAGGTTTATAAATATGTACTAATCCATCGTTAGCATTAAGATTATTAGCATTAGAAATGGCAATACGATTACCATCTTTATTAATACAACAAGTAAGGGAATCAAATTTTGGTAAAATGATTTCAGAATGTTGACTCCAAGTATTGTTTATTTTTTTAAAAATACGACATCTAGCGGATAAAGTAGCGGCATTATTGTCAATTTCACTAGAAGTGACAATGAATGTTGAACCATCACCAGAAACACCAACTCTTTTATTACTAGGGTTGGTATAACGATGATTATAATCACCTTCAATAGAAAATGTTAGATTATATATTTTTGCATCAAAATCAAATTCATAAACAAAAATTTTACCGACTTTAAGATCATTAGCATTAATATTTTTTTCAAAATTAGGAGCAACAACAACAAGAATATTACCATTATCAGAAGATTGTAAATATTCACCAAAATTATCACCAATATTATTAGAAATATGACTTAACAAACTCCATTTATAATTTTCAAGAGGATTTTCATATGAATGACATTTTTTTTGATATAATGTAAACATTCGAAAACGATTACCAATAGAACTAGGTATACCGAAACCGAAGCCTCCATATGGAGCACCATAATTATTTAAATTTTTAGCTTTTCTAAGTCTTGAATTAGAAGGATTAACAGGCATTATATATATAATATTTATATATATAATTTATTTTTTGCTATTTTTAATAGCAGCGGCTTTAATTCTTGCTAAACGATCCATTTGACCAACACGAGCTTCCATACGAGCTTGTCCTGTTGTAAGAGCACCATGTTTTTTTTGAGTATTAGATAAATTGACTAAATCTTTTTTTACAACTTCACTTTTATTATAAACATTTAATTTTCTGTTACCACCAGAAGGTGTTCCAAATTCACCAGTATTAGATTTATTATTCATAACACTATCAGGATATAGGTAATGAGATTTAATAGATTTAATTAAATTAGGACGTGGAGGTTGAGGTCTAGGTTGAGCGATACCAATATTTTTTCCCAATGATAAAGATTTTGGTCTATTAGAAAAAGGCATATATATATAATAATAATATTAAACTTTTGACATTAATAAACATTTATGAGCAATGTAATGAACAGAAATGACGTGAATTATATCAGATATATATTTATTTAAATTATATTTACGATATAATATTGTATTTAATATAAAAATAATAGAACCAATAGAAGTTAAATAATTAATATTGGGATTGTAATAATTTTTGTAAGAAACTAATATAATATTACTAATAGTATCGTATAAAAATAAATAATAAATATTTCTATTAGTATGAAAAAAAATACCATTTATTAGAACAATAGTAGCAATATATGATTTATGATATATAATTAATGGAATAAAAAAGTAACATAAACTTAATAAATTAATAATACTAATATTTTTATATTTAATCATTTATTAACATATGATGAAGAATGTTTAATTTATTTTAATATATTATATTCAGTTTTTGATTTATCATATACATCTTTTTTTAAAATGTATTTTCTATTATAAACAATATTAAATTGAGCTAAAAAAGTTAATATATGAGCGGTAATATTAAAACAATTTAAATTTAAAGATGCTTTATAATCTTTTGGAAATCGATGATGATAATTATGATAACCTTCTCCAAAAGCAATAATGGAACAGATATGATTATTAATAGCTGAAATTTCTTTATCATATGGTTTATCTCCAACATAATGAGCTAACGAATTAATAGCCCAAGTAGAATGCCAAACAATAATAGTTCTTAAGAGAGTGATAGCAATAGAATAATTGAAAGGACTATTTAATAAATAATATTCAAATAAAATAGGAAAAATAATAGTAAAAGACGGACCATAAATATAATAATATTTGTGTTGATGATTTATTATATGAATATCATTTTTCCATTCATTATTAGACATTTTTTGTATGGTATTATTAAGTAATTCATTATATTTTTTTGTTAAATAATTGCCTTTTATCCAAAAAAAATGTGCGTGTAATAATCCTTTTTCAATAGGATATGGATTTAAATCAATATCATTACCATCATATATATGATGCATTCTATGTGTAGAACACCAATCAATAACAGAGCCTTCTAATGTGGAAGTGCCAAATAAAATTAATAAATATCTAAACAAAGGATGAGCATCATAAGATTTATGTGTAAATAACCTATGATATCCAGCTGTTATACCAAACATACCGCAAAAATACAAAATATATTGAAATAAAAAAGAATATGAATGAATATTAACAAGTGCCTGGATATTATATAAAAATATAAATTTTACTAAAAAAATAAAGTAATATGATATTTGGAATTGCATAAATATAATAATATACATTATTATATTTTTAATTATTTTTGTCTAATATATTATTATTTTTTAATTGGTATATCAATTGTTTACTCCATATCATACCCATTATATAAATTGGGAAAATGAAATAATAAAACGCCATACCAAATTTATTAGTGGTCCATCCTTTCCAGAATAATAAATATGTAAAATAGAAACAACGGATTAGTAAATATGTTATACATTCAATGTAAAAAGATATTTGTAAACATTTTTTTGATATAGCAGTAGCTTTTGTATTTGAATATTGTATTAATAAATAATGGTTATACATAAAGATATTAGTAAATTCACCTAAAAAATATATGTATGGAAAATTAATCATAGCAGTAGGTTCATAATACATAGAATACAATAAAGATAAATGATGATATAATACAGTATTATATGTAATAGATTTCAAACCTATATAAAATATTATATAAAATGAATCATATAAAAAAAATGAAGTTAATAAAGTTTTCATATGAATGAACGAATAATTATACATTAAATATTGATAACAACAACAAATTGAAACACATAATTTGATTATACACATAAATAATTTTTGATTATTTATAGAATTTCCAACATGATGAAATAAACTGTAAAATAATATTAAATTCAAAATATTATACATTTTATTATATTGTGAATATTTATTTATATACATTTAATAAATATTAAAAGTCAACATCTAGATTATCAAAGTCAGTATCAACTCTATTACCAACACTCAAAGAATAATCACCTACTCTTTTTTCGAAGAAGTTAGTTTTTCCTTCCAAAGAAATCATTTCCATAAAATCGAAAGGATTATTAACGTTATATACTTTATTACAACCTAATTGTAATAATAATCTATCAGCAACAAACTCGATATATTGACTCATTAATTTACTATTCATGCCGATCAATTTACAAGGGAGTGCATCACAAATGAATTCTTTTTCAATAGTTACAGCTTCTTTAATAATGTCATATATTTTAGAATTTTTAGGTTTTTTAACTAATTTATGAAACAAACATACCGCAAAATCAGTATGCATACCTTCATCTCTAGAGATTAATTCATTAGAAAAGGTTAATCCGGGCATTAATCCTCTTTTCTTTAACCAATAAATGGAACAAAAAGCACCAGAAAAGAATATACCTTCGACACAAGCAAATGCAATTAATCTAGTAGCAAATGAAGATCTTTTATCTTGAATCCATTTAATAGCCCAATCGGCTTTTTTTTTTATACAAGGGAAATTATCAATAGCTTTGAATAATTTTAATTTTTCGTCTTCTTTTTTTATGTATGAATCAATTAGTAAAGAATATACTTCACTATGTATGTTTTCCATCATTAATTGAAAGCCGTACGCAGCTCTGGCTTCGGGTAATTGAACTTCAGATAAAAATCTCATACCAAGATTTTCAAGGACAATGCCGTCCGAAGCAGCGAAGAAAGCTAGAATCATTTTAATAAAATACTGTTCTTTTTCATTTAATTTTTTCCAATCTTTCAAATCTTTTGAAAAATCAATTTCTTCCGCGCGCCAAAAACAGTCCATCATTTTTTTATAATGGTCTCTCCAAATATCCTCATCTGTGAGGGGAAACATAACATACCGATTGGGATTTTCAGTAAGAAGGGGTTCTTCAGTTTTTTTAGACATCCTAAAGTAATATATTAATTAGATTTAAATATTTTTAAAATATATTATTTAAGTAATTGAATTAGACGCAATATTAACATTATTTTTTTTGTATATAATTAATGGTAACAGTATAATTTAAAAAATATTATTTAATACTATATATATGGAAAATAATTCTATGAATTTTACAACACGAGAAAATTTATTAGCCCTTATTCAATCTAAAATAAAAGAACAAGAAAAATATTTATCACACGATAGTGAAGATAAAAAATTAATAAAAAATAAACAAATAGAAGAATTAAAAAGAATTTTAATGGATTTAGATGAAATAAAAAAAACAAAAGATTTAACATATGATGTATTGAATAGGTTACAAAAGCAGCAAAATAATATAATAAAAAAAATAAAATATATTAGTGATACATTATAATATATCTTTTTAATATATATATGAGTTTATCAGGAGGATATAGGTGGGGAAAACGTATTAGTAAAAGAGGGAAAAAAAGAACAATGTTATCAAAAACTAGAGCATTAAAATCGCGTAAAAAGAGAGGAACAAAAAAAAGAAGAAGAAAAGGAAGAAAAAAAAGTAAACGTAGGAGACGAAGAAGAAGAAGTAGTAAAAAAAGATAATTATAATTTAGGAAAATATAATTAGTTTGTTTTTTTATATAATATAATTATATAATGAAATTACCAGGTATATTTAATAACAAAATTTTGTGTTATGCAATGTTATTTTTGGCAGTTATGAATGTAGTAGGTTATATTACAACCGCTGCTTATGAATGTTTAATAGTATTTGGTTTAGCATATTATTTCGGCCACTGTTATCTTAAAAATCAAACCGCTGCAATATTAGTAGGATTATTTGCATCCAATTTTATTTTTGGTTGTGGTAGAGTAAAAGAAACCTTTGTAGAAGCAAATAAATCTGATAAAGATAAATTAAGTGAAATAGCTGAAAAAGCATCAAAAGCAGCAGCATCCGCAATGGAAAAAGTAAAAGAAGGTATGAAAAAAGCTGAATTAACTGAAGAACAATGCACTACAGGCGGAGGAACTTGGGATAAAGCAAATAAAAAATGTAAACAAGCATTTGAATCATTTAAAGAAGCAGCAGAAACAGCAGCAGCAACAGCAGATCAAGCAGCAGAAGCAGCAGAAGCGGCAGCAGCAGCAGAGGAAGATGAAGAAGAAGCAAATGATGCTACTTCTGAAGCAGTTGCAAAAGAAGGATTTAGAAATTATTGGTAATTAATAATAATTTTTATTTTATGTATTATTTATATAAAATGAAATTGGAAAATATAGTAAAAAGTTTACCAATACCTGTTGTATTGAAAAAATTATTTGAAAAATTAATAACTAACAAATATGTTTTATATGCTGTATTATTGGCATCTGTAATGAATGTCGTTGGATTAATTCAATTCCAAAATTGGAATGTTTTAGCATTAGTTATAGTAGTAGGATTGTTATTAGGATGGTTTACTAAAAATATGACGCTTATTTTAGGTTTAACATTGGTACTATCAACCTGTGTAGTATGTGTTAATACTGTTTTTAAATTTGTAGGTTTAGAAGGATTTCAATTAACTTCCTGTCGTGAAGGATTTCAAGAAGGAGCTGATAAGCCACAAGAAGATGAAGAAGAAGAAGATGATATATCCGAAGGTTTTCAAGAAGGAGCTAAATCTAAACCAGCAGGAAAAAAAGGAAAACAATCATCAAGTGATGCTAGATATGCAATGCAATGGAATAAAACAAAAAAGAAATTCATGTGTTCAGATTTCACTAATCCAACAAAAGCTAGATGTAAACAAACTATTAAAAAAAATGGTAAGGTAATAAAAAGAGCTGGATGTTATGCATCAGATGACGCTACTTGTAAAAAAGGAACTGTTTCCGGTGTAGATAAAAAATCAGGATTTAGCCAAAGAAGTGCACCAGCTAGCGTTGAATATGAAGACGATGGCGAAGATGATGAAGTTAATACACACAGAGTAGACTATGCTAGCACCCTTGAAAAAGCATATACACATTTAGATAAAATGTTAGGTTCAGATGGAATGAAAGGATTAACTAATGAAACTAAAAGATTGGCTGAACAACAAAAAGGTTTGATGGAATCATTAGAAGGTATGGCTCCTATTTTGCAAAAAGCACAAAAAACATTAAACGGGTTAGGACCTTTACCTGATATGGAAAATATGATGAGTATGATGAATAAATTAAATGGTGGGAGTAAAAAAAAATAAATAATAAATAAATATTATATATGAGAAAAAAATGCCCAAAAGGCGTATTTTGTATTGAAAATACTACATTAGTATTCTTAATTATAATTACTTTATTAATATGTGGTTTATTGTATTTTATACACGTTAGTCAAAACACTAATACAAAAAAAAGAAAACTTCAAAATAAACATATTAATTTATTGATGAATCCTTTAGAACCCCCATTAAAAAATGCTGATTATTTTCCAGACGTATCCACAAAAGGCGTGCCTATTAATATACAAACTAGAGGAGGTAGTAGTGAATATAGACAATTAGGTATTTTAACTAGAACTAATGGTAAAGAAAATATATTACCATTAATGGGAAGACCATTATATACAAACAGAAGTAAATGGCAATATTATACTATGACTGATAAACAAAACAGTATTAAATTACCAATTAGTAAAAATGGTAAATCTTGTACTCAAGAATATGGTTGTGATGAAATTATGAATGGAGATGTTGTTTATGTAGAAGGATATAAGGATACCTTTAAAACTACTATATATGATAATTCTCAATATCAATATATTCCATACTTGTAAATAAATATTATTTAAAAAATATTATTTATATTATATATATGCTTTTATCAACAAATCCTGATTTATATAAAAAAAAAATAACTTTATGGGGAAATTATAACGATTTTCCAAAAGCACTAAAAGAAAAGCTTAAGGAATTTCAAAATATATTTAAAAAGTTATTGGAAATTAAACCAGATAATAAAATTGGTAAAAATAAAGATGACAATAAATATGAATTATACAGTTCATATGTTGGTTCTTCTTGGGTGAGATGGTGGTATGATGAAAATAGAGAAAAAACTCAACAGTATTTAGAAACAGATTTTACAAATTATATGAAATTTTTAGATGAATTGGTCTATAATTTAGAAAATGATACTTTAAATTTATATACTATTTTTAGAAATGAAGTAATTGATTATAATAGAAAGTTAATTGAAAGTTTATACATATTAAAAGAAACATATCAAAAAGGTAGAGGAGATACAAAAAAAATTATAGCAAAAATAGATAGTATTATATTAACATTGATAGATTTTAAGGATAAGAGTAATAAAATTATATCAAATAATAAAAATAAAGCATCAAATTATACTAGTTTTGATGATTCTGTATTAACAACAGTAACTTTATAAATTATTAATTATATTGTTTATTAATAATTTATTTTTCATCTTTTTTATTTTGTTTTTCATCTTTTTTATTTTGTTCTTCATCTTTTTTTTCTTCTTCTTCATCTTTTTTTTCTTCTTCTTTTCTCTTCCTTCTTTTTCTTTTTTCTTCTTTAGCTTTTTGCTGACTTTCTTTACTTGGTGTTGGAATTCGTTTTGGTATTATTGTTTTTGGTGGGGTTTCGCCAAACATATTAGTAATATCACTTTTAGTAGGTTTTCCCATATTTCTTTGTAATTTTTTTATATCTTCTCTCTTGATTGGCTTATTAAACGTGGTAACTTCTTTTTCCCCTTGATTCGTATTCCTTTCATCTTCACTTTTTGCATCTATATTCTTTTCATCTTTTTTCTTTTTATCTTTTTCTTTTTTATCCTTTTTATCATCTTTTGTCGCTTCTTTAAATTCGTCAGGATATTTTGTTGCTAGTATTTTCATAATAGTATCTATTTTTTTGTCTGCTTGTTGAACTTTATAAGCGGCATATGGACCAGAGGCAACAGCTGCAATAGGAGCTGCGGCTAATGCAACAGGTGCAGCTGCCACAACACCCGCTACCTTGCCGATCTTTTTTGGGTTAACTGAACGCACTCCTTTGGCGATAGCTTTTCCAATTTTCTTCACCGTACTATCTTTCTTATCTTTCTTTTTTACTAACTTTCCATCTTTTGTAGAAACATATTGACCACGTTCATCTATTTTTATATTTTCGTCAAGACCTTCTACTTTATCTAATCCTAGATTATCTGGTCCGTGTAATAACCAACCCAACGTAGTGCTTTGAGCAGGACCATATAAATTATGATTATAATCATTATATGAAGTATTAGGCATTATTTGTCCAAACACATTTTCTCTCTTTTGATTTAAGTTAATATTATAATACAAAGATTCTTTTTCAGATAATTCAGTTTGTGGTAAATATAAATTCATTCCCAATTTATCTCTCATATCTTTATTTTTCTTCTTTTCGTTTTCTTTTTCTGCTAATTTTTTAGCATCTTCTTTTTTCATACATTCTCCAATTGTTTGACCATTATCATCAACTTGTTGAAGCATACCTTTACCACAATCTTTAAATTTTACGGAATTGCCATCTGCATCACTAAAAACAATTTTTCCCGTGGGTTTTCCGTTCTCATCAAGTTCTTTAGTTTCTAATGATTTCGGGTCAAGACCCCTTTTTTTTAATTCTTTTCTAACTGTCATTATTTTTGTCTTTACATTTGCTATTTGCGTCTGAATTACATTAATATTATCTTTGACAAAATCTTCAATTTTATTTTCAAAATCTGCAATCTGTTTATTTTGATAGTTTTCTTTCTCCTTAATTCTAAATTTTTGATCAGCTTCGGATAGTAGTGTAATATCCAGGTCAACTGGTTTAATCTTATTGTATAAATTTTTTAAATCTTCTATATCAATATTCAATATATTTTTATTTTCCTTATTTTTGATTTCTATATTTGTTAAATCAAAAGGTTCAATTGTTTTTTCTACATCATCTGATAGATTTTCAATATACTTATATGGTTCTAGTTCACTAGGTTTCAAATTCAATGGTTCTGGTCCATTAATAAATTGTAATTTATAAATAATCCTCCGTGGATCAGACAATATTTTTTCATTTATCTTTGTTCCCAATTTGGAAATAGTATTTTGTTTAGGTTTTATTAAATTTTTAAAACGACCAGTACTATCATTACGTAATATATCTAAAAATACATCATTTAAATCTTTATCTTCATTTGGATTATTAATATCGTTATATTTAATTTTTTCATTATAAAACAAAAAAGAATAAAAGGGAAATATTTTTGTGTTTTTACTATCGATTGTATCAATTAATGCAGGCAATTCCTTTTTTTGATTACTATTTATATCAATTTTAAGTTTATTTTGAATTTTTTTTATATTTGTTACCAAATAATTTTGTAATTCACGAACACTCTTTTCTAACTTTTCATCCAATCGTGATAATTGTGTAAGTTTATCCTTCTCCGTGTCTTTCAATTTTTCTATTTCATTTATTTTATTCTCTATATTTTTTATTTCTTGTTGTTTACTTTTAATTTCATTTAATATTTGACTTTCTTGCGGCAAATTTGTAATATCAGATAAAGTAGCTTTAATGGGCATTAAAGTTATATCAATGTTATTCAAGACTAATCCAGTATAATCATTTAATATTTTAATAGAAGTAGAAGGAGTGGAACCGCCTTTTTGATTTTTTCTTTTAATTTTCATAGATTTGTTTTTTAAATTATATTTTTTATTTTTTTTTTTAGAAAGATATCCACCTTTTTTACGTTTATGTTTATTTTTATATTTTTTTGCACTTTGATTTTTAATTTTATATTTTAATTTTTGAAATCTCTTGGAACTAATATTCATATATATAATATAATATGATTATTTATTATATATTATTTTATTTTAAAATATATATATGGCTAATAAAAAAGGAAGAATAAATTTATCATCAACAAACAAAGAAAAAGCAAAATTAAATAATCATTTATTTTTTAATTATAATAATGAAATCGAAGATAACTGTTATTTGTCAAAAGTCAATAACCATATTTTAGAAATAGTAATGTCAGATAAAAATTGTACTGCTAAATTTGGAAACAAGCCAGATCAAACAATGAATATACATAGTATAAAAATTGTAAAAAATATAAATAATTATGAGAATAATGGGAATAATACTCACGATGGAGAAATAATATTAACATACAGACCATTAAAAGATTCAATAACAGAATATGGTCAAGTATGTATAAAATTAAAAGAAGTGAATGATCCAGAAGACGCTAGAATTAATGATTTTTTTAAACCGATGTTAGTTAAAGGTCGTGATGGTTATAGTAATAATAGGAAAAGTGATGAGGAAAAATTTAAAATAAATTTAGACCATTTAATACCAAATGGTTCACCATTTTATTATGCAAAAGTTCCGGGAACAGTGTTAGATCATTTATCTCCTGAAAAAAGTAGTGTAATATTATTTGATGATTATAGTACGGTTTATTGTCCATCAGGTATATTAGAAGGATTAGAGGAAATAAACTCTGGAGATAAAAAAAGTCCATACGCAATTGATGATGACAATTTAACAATAAATCATTCAGGTTCAGTGAATGAAGATGAAGAATTTATAACCGAATGTACACCAATAGGAGCAGATGTAAATCCAGAAGATTGGTCAAAACCAGCGAAAAATACAATATTTAGTTTTTTTACAAATAACAAGGAGTTAAAATCCGTTGCAATGTCTAAAATATTAAAAGGAGAATTATTTGATTTTGGAGACTATGAAGGGGACGATATGGTTGTTTATGTTGCTTTTCATTTAATAATTTTATTTATATTGGGTGCTATATTCGTAGCATTAGTAAATCTAGCTGGACCGGGGATTTATTATAAAGAAGGTGTGAAAGCAGGAGTAGCCCAAACATTAGGAACAGATAAATAAATAATAATTAAATTTTAAAATTATTATTTATATTTTGGCAGCAGAATGAAGTTTTTCTTGAACAGGTTTGAAAGCAGGTTCATCTAAAGCATCAGTTGCTACAGAAGGTAACATATTTTGAATTACTTCTTCTTCAACAGTTTTTTCAGGCATTTTATAAAACATCATTTCATTATATTTAGTTTCTTCACTAGGAACATAATTTTTGACAAGACCAGAAGCACTAGTATATTGTGAACGAGTAATTAAAACATAAGAAGCAATAAGAGCCATAGCACCGACAATAGGATTAACAGTAAGTAGAGCAAGTGCACATAAGATGACAACAGCTTTGCCAATTATAGTATCAATAAGGTCGGCAAAAGCTTCAGGAACTTTGAAATCGAAAACAATAAAAATGGCAAATAAAGCAGTTAATAATAAATGATGTTTATTTCTAAATAAATTGTCAATAAGATTCATATATATGTTATTGTTATATTTTTTCTTTCTCTAAAATTGAATAAAAATAATCTAAAAAAGAAATGACAAATAATATAATGAGTGAATCAGCGACATATTTGGGACAAAAGGGATATACGATAGTGAAGGAATATATGGATGTGAAAGAACAAATGCAATTGCGGGAAGATTTAATGATGAAACCATATGTTCCTAAAAGTTCATTAGCAAAGCCATCTTTATTTCCAGCATATAGAGAATCAAAAAAGAAATTTTATATACCAAGATTTTATGGAATAGAAAATTATGGGAAACCAGAAGAAGTGAGGTTAGGGGAAGGAGAAAAAATAAATTTAAAATTTAAAGGAGAATTGAGGGAGCATCAGAAACCGATAGTAGAAAAATTTATAAAACATGTAAAGAAGGATAGTAGTGGATTATTAGAATTACATACAGGATTTGGAAAGACGTGTTTAGCGTTATATATATTAGCAGAATTAGGAGTGAAAACCTTAATAATAGTTCATAAAGAATTTTTGTTAAGACAATGGATAGAAAGAATAGACCAATTTTTACCGGGAGCAAATATAGGAAAAATACAAGGATCAAAAATAGAAATAGAAAATAAGGATATAGTAATAGGAATGTTACAAAGTTTAAGTATGAAAGATTATGATAGAAAAATATTTTCAAGTTTTGGATTTACTATTATAGATGAATGCCATCATATAGCAGCAGAGGTTTTTAGTAAAGCTTTATTTAAAATAGTGACGAAGTATGGTTTAGGATTGAGTGCTACAATGAAAAGAAAGGATGGATTAACAAAGGTGATAAAAATGTTCATGGGAAAAACGGTTTGTAAAAGAGAAAGAAAAGGAGAAGATAATGTAGTAGTAAGAGTAATGAATTATAATGTAATAGATGAACAATTTAATAAATTAGAAACAAACTGGAAAGGAGATATAAATTATTCAGGAATGATAAAAAAGTTATGTGAATTCAATCCAAGAAGAGAGTATATATTAAATATAATAGAAGAAGAAATAAAGAAAGATATAGTAGATCAGCAAATAATGGTGTTGGGTCATAATAAATCATTATTGACTTATTTACATGATGCTATAAAACATAGAGGTATAGCAACAGTAGGATATTATGTAGGTGGAATGAAAGAAACAGAATTAAAAATTAGTGAAGGGAAAAAAATAATAATAGCAACATATGCGATGGCAGAAGAAGGGTTAGATATAAAAACATTGACAACATTAATAATGGCAACGCCAAAGGTAGATGTTACTCAAGCAGTGGGAAGGATTTTGAGACAAAAAAGAAAAGAATCAATAGTAATAGATATAGTAGATTCACACGTAGTATTTCAGAGACATTACAAAAAAAGAAAAAGATTTTATAATAAACAAAATTTTAAAATCTTAAATGATATGGGAGAAATAAAGACAAATAATAATAAAAGTATTTTAAAAGGAATATGTTTTATAGATCAAGATGATTAACATAAAATACGTTTTAAATAAGATTTTGGAAAATTTAAAAGAGTAGCGGCATCAAATATTTTTTTACAATAATTAAAAGAAGGTTGATCTATTTTTAATCGCACAGAAGGTTCCATTATATAAGCAAAACAATTATATATTTTATTGCTAGAAATAGAATGAATTTTTAATTTATGTTTAATAAAATAAATATTATGAAATAAACCTTCTTTTTTATTTAATTTATTAATAGTACCTTTAATATCAATAACGAGTCCATATACTTTACTGTTTTTTCTAGGTTCAATATTAGCTTTGGCTTTTATATTTTTTTTACCTTTTATAAGTCTATATCGAAAAATATAATTATCTAAATATCCAGTATCAATAATTTTAATATTTTTGCAAGGACAATATTTTTTTAATTCGTTAATATTCATATTAGAACCATAGGCAAAATATAACATATATATATTAACAAAATAAATTTTTTACAGTATCACAGGCAGATATATTTTTAATAAATGAATTAGTCCAAATACAAAATTTAACAAACATAAGAAAAATGATGACAAGGAGGGCATTACTGGCTAATCGATAGTTTTTATGATGTTTAACATCCATATAAATAATAAGAAATAGAGCAATAAGCATAAGACTCATTATAACAGGATAAAGAGGAGGCATATATATATTAAGTAAATATTTAATATATATTAATTAAAGTCCTTTATAATGATTATAATTATCATAACAATTTGGTTGAACTCTATTATGACTTAATGGAGCAGTAGCCCAAGGAGAAGAAGAGTTTAAATTATGTGGAGAAGAATAACCGACGGTAGCACCACCCCTTTGTCTACGTCTTTTAGATTTTCTACGTTTTTTATTTTTGTAACGTCTTCTACTTTTTCTTCTACTTTTTTTATTTCTAGATTTTCTACGTTTACGTCTAGAACGGCGTTTAGATTTACCTCTAGATTTTCTTTTATTTTTTCTTTTTCTTCTTCTTCTTTTTTTAGATTTATATCCAGCACATTGATTAGATTTAGTATATTTAGAAAAGCTAGGATAACTGCCTTTAAAAGTGGCATTATCTGCGACAGATTGTTTATCGAAACCATAACCACCACCAGATTGTTTATCACATCCATCATAATGTAAACCAACAGATGGATATTTACCCATTCCAGCATTGGCTTGAGCATTTAAACTAGAAAAAGTAGAACTTAAACCTCTTCCACCACGTTGTGCATGAGTTTTAAAACTATCTTGTGAACTACGAATTAAATGAGATTGAATAGACATTATATATATTATATTTTATTTTTTTTTAAAAAACAATTGAGATTTATTAGAAATGGACGCATCAGTTACATTAATAGGAATCCATTTATTGTATTTCTTGGAATATAAACATTTAATAGTAATTTTTTTATTAGGAATAATATATTTGTTTGGATTAGTATTTTCAAAATCATCTTCATCATCGCTTTCTTCTAATGTATCTAAATTATTATTTTCTTTAATGTTTCTAAATAATGAATTCATAAAAACACTTTTTTTAAAAGTAGTAATAAGAGCATAATCAAGAAATGTAAGATTATTATTATCATAATAAAATAATTCATAAATATCGTCTTGTGTGTTAGGTTTAACAAGGAAATTAGCAAATAATTGTTTTTCAATGTTATTTTTAAAATTAAGATAAGTATTATTAAATGTAAAAGAACGTCCTTGTATGTAATAAACATCATAAGGAAGAGAATGAATAGTATTAATTATATCTTCAAAATTATATTTAATTATAGGCAATGAGAAAACGATATCATTAGAAGTATAAATAACTTGTTTAATGTAATTTGAAAAAATATTATGAAATAAATTAAATTTTTGAGATTGATTATAATGAGAAATATTAATACCTTTAAAATAATAAATATCTTCAATATTAAAAAAATGATATGATTGTGATATAATTTTGGTTCCATATAAAATAGTTCCTTGTCCTGAACAAAGATATTTATCAAAGCAACAATTGAATATAGATATATTATTAATACTTTTGTATCTGCGATTTACTTGTAATAGAAAACAAGTAGGTTTATTGTTATAATATTTAAACCAAGCGAAATATTTTAATCCTTTTGGAATAGTGATATAGAAATTAGATTGACATTTTTTATATATGGTTTTTTCATAAGAAAGGTCAATCTTAGGGAATTTACGAATTAAATGCTTATATTTATTCATTACTATATATCTAACAATTAAGTCTTTATATCAATTTTATAAATTAAAAAGTGGAATAGAGGGAAGATTCAAAACCACCACCAACTTCATTAATATTAGAAAAATCATTAGTAGAATTAGTTGGAGGTTGTGTAATATTTTGATTATGATTTTTAGCTAAAGATTTAACATATTCAGCAAGTTCATTTTTCATATTGTCATTTTCATTATCTTTAAATTTATTAATATCATCATATATTTGTTTATATTGCTCTATTGGTTTTTTAACTAAATCTTTTGTTTTAGGAATGGTTAAGTTTTTTTTAAAAACGTGAAATATATGATGAATAATAAAAATAAATGTAATAGAAATAATTAATTGATTAATTACCCAAAAAAAAGAAACATCCATTATTATAAATATAATTATATAAACATTCTTATAAAATAACTAATATCTTCAATAAAAGAAAAATCATCGTGACATTCATCCGAAAGAAAATATATATCATAAATTTTATTTTTATTCAAAACTATATTACAAGAAAATTTAGAATATTTATTAATTTTAAATTGTATAATGGTCTGTGATAATAATGTATGATTAAAAGGAATATGATTAGTAGGATATTTATTTTTTTTCCATATATGTTTAGATTGTTTAATAAGAGTATATTTATTTAAGAAATCATTAATAGTAGTAGCATTATTATAAAAATTAAAAGAATAAGGAAATATTTCATTATTAATGATTTTATAATAACCTTGGTCGGATAAAATGATATTATCTTGAAGAATATTGTAATGAAATTTATTTTTTAATTTATCAATAACATTATGTGATATGTTATTAATAGAAATTTCAGGTATATAATATTTATTCATCTAAATAATAATAAAATAAACTATTTAAACCGATTTTGAAAATGAAATTTATAATGCCAAAAAAAGTAGTAATAGTTTTAAAGGGTGGAAGTTTAAAAGAACAAAATATAAATGTAAAGGAAAGTGATTTATATAAAAAATGTAATTTTAAAAATGATAATGATTTTAGTAAAAGACATACTTGGAAAATGGGTAATAAATATGTAAGTTTATATGCGAAAGATTCAGGTAAAGCAAATACAGAAAATAAGTATGAATTACCACCTCCATTAGATAATGAATTGTATTTTGGAAAAATGTTATTAGTAATGCATAATAGCGAAGATTTCAAAGAAGAAGAAGTGTCAGATTTATCAAAAGAAGAATGGATGAATACATATAATAAATTAATGGGTGGTTTTGAATCATTGGGTGATGATGATAGTTATTCATCAGAAGAAGAAGTAGATCCGGAATTATTAACTAAAGAGGGATATTCAAAGGAAGATGGATTTATAGTAGATGATGATGAAGATGAAGATGAAGATGAATATATTCCAGAAGAAGAGGAAGAGGAAGAATATGGAGAGATGCAGGGGGAGAGTAGTGGAGACGAAGAAAGTGAATTTGAAGAGGATTCATCATTAGAAGATGAAGATGAAGATGGAGGCGAAGGTTCAGAATTAACAGAAGAAGAATATGAATATTCAGATTAAAAAATTGAAACAATTTAAAAAAAGAATTATTATTAACATATAATGTATATTCAAGAGCCAGAAGATTTTAGAAATAATATAAAAACACAATTAAAAAATTTAGGATTAGATGAAAAAAAATCAAAAAATGTAGAAAAAGGAATTTATAATTATACAATAAAAGAAAGCAAAACAAGAAAAATAGTAAGAAAGTGGGATAATAGCTATTTTACTCAAATATATATAGATAAATTTAGAAGTATTTGGAATAATATAAATCCAAATATAAATAATGAAAATAAGAAAATATTAGATAAATTGAAGAAAGGAAAAATAAAATCAAAGAATTTGGCGTTTATGACACATCAAGAATTAAAACCGAAAATATGGGAAGAATTGATATCAGCAAAAATAAAAAGAGATAAAAATATAGGAGATGGAAAAATAGAAGATATGATGGCAACAGATACAATAAAATGTTTTAAATGTAAAAAAAGAAAATGCACATATTATCAACAACAAACAAGAAGTGCAGATGAACCAATGACAACATTTGTAAATTGTTTAAATTGCGGAAATAGGTGGAGATTTTGAATATATATATCTATTCTTTAAATATATATATACATAAATGGCGACAACAATACAATATATAAATCCATTATTTTTTAATAATATATCACCAGGAATAATAGAATATAAAAAGACTTATCCATATGTTGAATTGGGAAATTCATTATTAGATGTGAGTGGGGGTACAGTAGAGGAATATGATAATGTAACATTATTAGATGCGAAAAAAAGAGGAGTATTAGATCCATCAGTAGTTGGATTTTATTTTAGAATAAATTTTACAGAAACATTTGATGATGATTCAATAGTAGGGAAGGTAGGATATTATAAAAAAGGAACAGGAACACAAGTGATAAGTTCAGGTACATCAATAGCATTTAAATATAATTTGTATTTATTTAAAAATAATAATGATATACCAGAAAGTGGTTGGTATAGTAAAGAAGATGATGACTATCAAGGAGAATTGGATTATGTAGAATTTTCAATAACAGAAAGTGATTATAATAATATAAAAGAAACAAAAATGAATCTGATGGATAATATAGTTGCAAATACAGGAAACTTTTCACCTGGATATTCAGCGGGGAGTTGGCAATATGAACACGATGACGCAATGTTTAATAACCACGCTGTAGAATTTTATTTTTATATATGGGAAGAAATAAATGGTCCTTGGTTTACACAAAATGGAGTAAGATTACATACGATACCTTTAATAGACCAAATATATTCAGAGGATGGAGAAATAAATTTAAAAGAAACAAATAATGATTATACAACTCAATCACAACAAGATCCAAATGCTCAAGCGTCTAGTCAACAAAATCATATAAAATTATATACATTGAATTATACAAGTGATTTTGCATCAGATTCAAGTTCAAATTACATAAAAGTATATAAAATGACAGGTCATAGATTCTGGAATGATGGAATGCCAATATATCCATTTATAAGAATATTAGCACCAAAATATAGTAAATTTTATTTTTTATGGACATATAGAATAATAGATGCGGGAAGATTAAAAATATATGAAGATTCGGTAACACCTAGAATAATAGATTTACAAGGAACACCGCCATTATATACTCTAGGATTAAAAATAGGACAAGAAGGAATAGAAGATTTACAAAATTGGAAATGGGTTCATAAAACATATGATACTTGGGGAAGAAATATAACAAATTATGCGCAAAAAGATGTATTTAGAATATTTAAACCGAAAAGAAAAGTGCAAATAAGGTATATGAATCAAAAAATAAAAATAACTATACCAGAAAAAGATAGGATGGATTTATCAAAAAATTTTATAGATAGAAAAAAACCAGAAGGAAGAGGTCCACCTTCGTATAAGACTTGGGAAGGAGATATATATATTCATCCATATGAAAATGGAGAAATAATAAAGACGTGGTTTAATATATATATATTTGAAAATCATAAAGATCATAAGTATAAATTATTAGATAATACATATACAGGAGCAATAGAGTTACCTATATTAGAAACAGAACCAATAGAAGAATCATATGATTTAAAATATTCGATAAGAGATGTGATAGGACAAACAGAATATGGTAAAGTTGATATAATAGATGATCAAAGAGAATTTGTAAGAAGATTTATAAAAGGAAATATATATTATATAAATGTAAGTTATTCTTTTTTAAAAAATAATAATGTAGATTTGGCATTTAGTTTAACAGAAGATGGGGAACATAATGGAGGATTAGAATATAAATTAGGAATAACATTACAAGGTGGAATGGGCGAACCTGGAGGTAGAATAAGAATTGAGACAACATTAGATTATCCATATAGATTATATTATTATAACAAGAATCAAGAGGGATGGGGGAGTTATATGGATTTTCTTTCAGGACAAGAAAATATAAGAGAATATGGAAATATTCACCCATATACAGATTTATTTGTAGATATAAGTGCAAATACAAGATTAGATATTTCAGATAATAAAATTAATATGGTAAATATACCAGATTGTAATTTTGATTATTATGATGTATCATTTAATGACAGAGGAACATTAGCTTATAAAGATGCTAGTGGAAATTCAGCAAATTTACTATTAGAAGATTTATCATTGGCAAACGTTAGGGTAAATGAAAGAGAATGGTTTGCATATGAAGAATATACACCAGAAAATACTCAAATATTAAGGTCAATATTAGATGATTATAAAACATTACCTAGATGGGTTCATATATTGGATGTTCCGCCTGGGTCAGGATGGAGAGTAAATTGGAAATATTATGATAATTTACCAGAAACAAATGATGTAATGTATGATATATCAGATAATGAATATTACATAAGATGGAGCTATACGCAAAGATATTATAGTTATGATAAATCACAACCATCAATGCCAACAAGTGTAAGAATAACAGATGTATCATATAATCATGGAATAAGTCCATATAAATATTTTGATTTTACGCAATATGGAAAAATATATGAACCGAAACAAGTGCAATTTTTATATGATTATAAAGAGTATCCAAATAATCCAGGAAAATTTTATAAAAATTTACATATATATGTAGACCCATCAGAATTACCAGATTTATCAAATAATATAGTATATAATACCGATTTAGGATGTAGAATAAGTATACAATTATATGTTTTAAAACCAAAAAAAAAGACTGATAGAGATCAATTAGATCCATTAATAGATTTATCATCAGCAGATATATCAGGAGGAGGTAATTTTGATTTATCGTATAATTTAGATGCAGGTTTTAGTAGATTTCCATCGTCATTTGGGATAGATATAAGTGATAATGGAATAAAAGAAAGTACATTATTACCTGGAAGATATGTTGCAATATGGAGTTATACAGTAATACATAATTTTATAAATCCGAAAGCGCGACAATATCCATTAATACCGGGAATAGATTATGATGCGTCTGCGAATTCAATAGATATAAATTATAATGATTTTTTATATGATAATGATAAACCATATTTTTTATTTCCATTTGATTTGTCAAGAATGACATTAGAAATATCAGGGAATGAAATATTAGAATTAATGAATATAAGAGATACATATTTACATACATTTGGAGAAAATACCGAAATAAGATTTCATTTTTTATTATGGTCTCCAAATTATGAACATACACAATTATTATCAGGAAATAGAAGATGGGAATTACCAAAAGATTTTCAAGGTCCAGATGATCCACGAATACACCAAGTTCCGGTAGAATATACAGATTTAACGACAGTTATGAATTTACAAAAAGTATATTTGGGTAATGATAATTCAGATAGTGTAGGTTCATTATACAATTGGGGGTTTGGTGGAGAACCGGGAATACAATACAGAAAAGTGACATATCATGATATATCGAATAATGAAGTATATCAAAGAAAACAATATATAACAATAGATACATCAAACAATCATCAAACGATAGATCATTCAACATTTTGGATGGACCCATCCGCAACAAGTTTAATAATAGATTTTTTGTTACCGGGAACTACAGATTTAAGTATGGCATCGGCAAATTGGGGATTTGGTTCGGATGGCAGTGGAAATAGCGGAGGTTTTTCAGCATATACACAGAGTAATGATTTTAGAGGTTCATTTCATATAGGAATAGTAGGTAATGGAATAGATACAGAAATATATGATATAAGCGAGAATGGAATAACAGTTCAAAGGCTAAAAGAAGGTTTTATATATAAACCACCGTGGTATCCTTGGAATAATAATTATTATTATAGATATAGATTTACACAAGGAAAAGATTATAAAGTAAGATATTGGTTTCAAGAAACAAAAATATATGGAGAAGATGAGCCAAGAAAAGATTTAACAATATTTGTAAATGGAGAACAAATATATGATTTACCTGGAGAAGGAGTAAGTATACGAGATATATCATATATAGGACAGAGTATGGATATATCAAATCAAAGAATGACAAGTAGACCAGTTGATTTAGAAATATTTTGGCCAGAAAAAGATTCAACAAAAACATTATTGAGAGATTTATCAAATACAACTATAGTAAGAAATACATTTGTTCCTCAAGATTTTGATCCAAATGATACAGAAACACAATTTTATGAGAGTCAAAATTATGAAACAAATGGATTATATGTTCCATATATAGCGAGATGGGAATATGATATATATGATCCTAGTAGTAATATGAGATTATCTAGTTCAATAATAGCAACAGATTTTTTTAATGATAAACAGAGATTAGCAGATTGGAAAATAATAAATACATTAGACGGAGGAGAGAGATTTGATATAAATGGAAAATTTCCATTTGAACATAAATATAAATATGCGGTATTATATTCAATACCATCAGAATTTATACCTCCAGTTCCATTATATCCAACGCAAGAATTAGATTTATCATACAATGAAATATCAAGGGAATTAGTAATAACATTTGATAATGATAAAATAATATATCCATTGATGAGAAATTTATTAGATTATTGGAAATTAGGAAGGTCAGAAACAGATGTTAGGTTTATAATATATGCTTGGAAACCAAATTCAACAAAATTACCAACAAATTATGATGATGTGACAGATTTAGAACCATTTAATTTATGGGATTCAAATGTATATGATATATCTTTTGAAGTGCAATCATCATCGCCATATCAATTGACAAATATTTTACCAAAAATACCACATAATGTATATAGAATAAGAGAAGAATCTTTAATATTTGGAAAATGGGTATTTGCCTGGAATTATATAGTATCAAATAGAGATTATTACATAATAGATAAAATGATGCCAGATTATGGTTTTTTTGATGTAAGTGCAGCTGAAATAGAAATACCACCAATATTATATAATCCATTAAGTCCAAAGATAGAAACATATACAGATCCTTCAAATAATATGAGTTTAAAAGTAGAAATACCACAAAATCAATTATTAGAATTATCAGAAAATGTGAATACACAATTAGCAGGTTTAAGTAATGTAGAAAGTATAAAAATAAATGTTTATTTATGGACACCTGATAAAGAAATAGACCATGACCCATCAGGTTGGGAATTACCGTATGGATTTATAGGAGAAAATGATAGTAGAATAAAATCAGTTCCTACAAGATATTATGATTATGATGAGAAAAAAAATAAAATTTATGGATTAAATTTAAAAAATAATAATTATGGTTATGATATATCAAAAGCATATGTAAAATCATTAATAACAACAGATTTAAGCAAAATAACAGATTTAAGTTGTGTATATTTTGATTATAATGAATTAAATCCAAATCCAGGATATAGACATATATTAGGAAATTTACCATATTCGAATATTTATAGAAAAGATTCACATGTCCTTTCTTTTCCAAATACACCATATATTAGTAGATGGAGTTATGAAATAGTAAGAACCGGATTACCATCATATTATTCCGATATATCTAATAATCAATATTATAGAAAACCATTTTGGACTATAAAAACAGATAATGATGGAAATGAAGATTTGGAAAGTTATGAAAAAGTAGTTAGATATCAATATGACAATGCATATATAGTAAGAGGAGAAGACCCACCAGAAGTAATTATATTAAGCACTAGTGAATGTACTTGTCCAGAAAATGAAAAAAATATAACAAAAACAAAAGAAGTATTAAATGCAAAATTAAGAAAAAAAGCAATATTAGAAAATTTCAAATATGCAAAAAGATTAAGAGGTAAACCAGCTAGATTAGATAATAGAGCAATATTGTATATGCAACAAAATCCGAATGCAAATGTAGTATTTAAATATGATGATGATAGTTGTCTATAATAATATATAATATTATCAATAATATATATTATGTCATATGATATGTTAACATCATATTCACCAACACATGGGGTTGGGGTAGATGTGCGAGTATTAGATTTTAAAATGCATTGGAATGGATTTCCATTAACATCAAATTTTTATATTAAAATAATTAAATATCCAGATGAAATTATACCAAAATTATATTGTAGTAGAAAGTTATTTACCCTAGCTATGAATCCAACTTGGAATGATAGGAAAATAGTAAGATTTAAATTTGATTATATACAAACTAGTTATGTAAAAGAAATGATAGGAGAATTAGTTGATGACGATCCACGTGAACCAAATTATAGTTGTTTTGATATAGCAATGTTAAAAGTGAGAGAGGGTCCGGGAAATATATTTTATCCATTAAGAGCAAGTAGAAATGGAGGGACAACAATAGGTTTGGGTGAAGATCAAATTATGAATATGAGTAAAGATTCATTTGATAAAGAAGTAGGAATTATTGAATATGAAGAATATCCAGGTAGAATAGTGTGGGAATTTTATTTTGGATTTAGAAGTTTGACGGACGTATGGTCGCCGAATGAGGCTGATAATTCAATACAACGAATAAGAAATCCATTATATATGAGTGTTTATAATATAACAACTGGAAATTTAGCAAAAAATTTGACAATGATAAAGTTTTTACCTTTATTTACACCACAACATAATATACAAATAACAGTAAATTCATTTCCGGATTATGTAGATTATATTGAAAATCCATTATGGATAATGAAAGGTACAAAACAATTAACGGATTTTCCAATTAGAACAAGGAAGCCTACAGAAGTAGGTATAATACCATTTACAATGGCAAGTGATGATTTATTTTATAGAACATATAACGAACGTATTAAACAAATTCAAGGTAGAACATTTTATATTGTAAATGTTAGAACAGGAATAGATGGTCCATTATATGTAATATATTTAAAAATAATTACATTTGAAGTAGTAAATTCATTTGGATTAAATTTAGCTACAATTGAATTAGGAGGCGCAACACAATTTTTTATAAAAGTGATACCAGAAAATGCTTTAGCTGATATAGCAGCAGTAGATGCTACTATATTTTTTACATTTACAAATACAGCGCCTCATTTAATGACGGTTCCAAAAGTAATAGCATATCCAGCACGAGATGAATTAAATCAACCAATAGAACCAACATTTAATGCTGTATCATCGGGAGCACAAGGAGATAGTGATGAATTTAATATACCAATAACAGTAACAAGTGAATATGATGCATTTAATGGAATAACAGATATATCAGCAATTCAAGTTAATATTGCAAACTTGTATATTAATGTTGATTATGTATTAATAGATATATATGACCTAAATAATTTAAAATATAGTAATAAAGTTCAAGTTTTACCTAGAAGATATGAAGATATAACAGAAACATTAAATTTATCGGCAGTATCAAAACCTAGTACAGCTGATTTTGTAACATTTAATTATACTACAAAAGTAGTTAATAATCAATTTGTAATAACAGAAGTTTCCTCATTAGCGACTACATTGACTGTGACTACATATAATGATATATTAGCAGGAAAACAGGGAGATATATTATATTTTGATACAAGTGACCCAAGTAATTTTGGACATAAATTATCTTTTTTTGCAGAAAATAATGGAGCATCTCAACAATTATTAAATGAAAATGGTGAATTATTAGCAGAATATAGTAGAGGTGCGCCACAAGGAACGCCTACATCTTGGTGTAGTATAAGATTACCGGTAGATAGATTAACAGTATGGTATAGAACATATCCAGATAATCCACGTCAAAATTATGTTCAATATGGATTTGGAAAAATAGAATTATCTTCTTTAGAATATTATCCAATTGGAGATATTTTAGTTGGTCCAGTGGATGGAACATTAGAAGGAGGAGAAGTAACATTGGTAAGTAATGGAAGACAAGGACAGGTGGATATTAGTATAGGAGTTGCCAGTAATTCATTATTTGGAGAACAAAATTTAGGAACAATATCAGCAAGGGCAATATCAATAACACCACCAATAAATGTTACTTACTATATAGATAATGATACGTGGAATTATTTAAGTTGGGAAGTAGAAGAAGACGGAAATACCATATATAGTTTTGCGGATCCAACAAAAACAAGATATACAACAGAAGTATATTATGAGATATTAAGACAAACATTTGTAACCGGTGAATCAGAATATGTCGTTATAGGAACATCTGATAAATGTGAATATTTAGATGAAACAGGTGTAAGATTTGGTAATTATAGATATAAGATAAGAACAGTTATTAGATGGAATAATGTAGAAGTTCGTTCATCTCCAAGTGATTTTATATTTGTGTTTATATGTCAAAATAATAGATTTCCATTTGGTAGATGGAATAATACAACAAGTAATCCAAAATTGTATAAAAATATTCAACCAAATTGTGAAAAAATAGGACAAACAACTACAAGACAATTAACAACCAATTTATTCCCAAATTCAAAACAAATGACAGCAGCACAAATATATACAATGCATGCTCAATCAAATGGACGACCACAAAGATAAAATAATTATAATATATATATGAGAAAAATCAGAACATTAGTAGCAGGTGATTTTTTGAAAGTAAGTCAAATAGGAGGAAAAAATAGATTTATGTCTTTACTACATAAAAGGAAAAGTAGAAGTCAAACGGCAAATCAAAAAGTTCATATGAAAAATAGAAGAAAAATGACATTAAAAAAAAAACGAAAGAAAAGAAGGAAATCGCGTAAAAAGAGAAAATCAAGAAGAAGGAGAAGGAGAAGTAGACGTAAAAGAAAAAAATAAATAAATAAAAATATATATATTTATTTATTTATAACATTTCTAAATCTTTAACTTTCCAATATTCACTAGCACCATTAGGCAAAGGTCTTCGAATAATAAAAGGAATTTTTTTTTGTTTTAATTCTTCTTCAGCAATAGTTAATCCATCAATCATATTATTAGGAATATCTATAAAAGTATCGGCACCATTATTAAGTTGTTTAGCTCTGACACCAATAATTTTAGCTTTTTCATATCTAGTTAAGTATGGGATAGTAGTATGCAATGGATCTATTATTTGTCCATTTTTATTTTTAACAATTTTACATAAAACCAACATCTGTTTATGGGAAATATGACTTGTTTCAGGATGATAATTTAATAAAATATCCTTTGATGTATCTTGTTCAAATTTTTTAAAATCGTCATCATATTCATCTTCACTACTGTCACTATCACTATCAGCAAGAGAAAGATTATCACTTTTTGTTTCTAATTCATTATCACTAACAGTATCTTCTTTAATTTCTAAATCAGACATATATATAATAAAAAATAATAAAATAATTTTAAATCAATTTTAAAATTATTCAGAAATCTTCCATTTACTTTTACAATGACAGCATAAATAAATATATTTCATATTAGAATTATCATATCTTAAATAAATTATATCATTATCAACTTTTTTATCAGTGTTACATATACAATCTTTATTAGGGCATTTAATATTATTGGCTCTAGGTAATGTAGGATCAAGATGAGTATATTCATTTATAATATTATTATAAGCCTTTGAGTCTTTTATAATATGAGTTTTAGAAACACAAAAGTTTTTTAATTCTTTGATTAATTTTTTATTTTCATTACCGCATTTTCTACAATAATATAGTATATTATCATTGTCTGTTAATTTAATGTAAAACATATTACCACATTTTTCACAGAAGTGCATTATATATATAGTATAATACTAATTATTTAATTATGTTTCAATTTTTATTTTTTATTAAAATATTTAATAAAATCATTTTCTAAAAGTTCATAAGATACACTTTTGCTCATATTATAAATATGACAACGGAATCTAATATATTTTTTTTTTTCCATAACAAAACTATCACCATCATTATCCCATCTATTACGTAATTTTTTAATATTTTCTAATATATTATTTTTTTTGGTGTCTATAAAATTAATATAAGTAGTTAATAATTTTTTTCTAATAGTTTCATTGTTAATAGAATGCATCTTATTTTCAATAATACCAATGATAGCAGTTTTATAATTAAAATATTCGATTAAATTATTATAGTTATTATAATCTTTATGTTTTTTGGTTATACCAGGTTCATTAAGAAGTGGTTCATTATGAAGTAATGTAATTAAACTTAATAAAACAGAACGGATTGTTTGACAAGAAGTCCATTGTTCACCTCTCCAGGTATTTAAAATAGATACACAAACTTTTCCGTTTCTATATAAATTAGGATTAAAACGAGTGGAACCATTATTTGTTGTATATTTTAATTTAGGAGGAGAGAATGGGTAATCAGTAGGATATTCAAATTCAAATAAATATGCACCATATTTGTATATAGTATCTTCTGGACCTAAAATCATAGCATATCCTTTTCTAATATTAGTTTCACTGTGAATATAATAAATACCGTTATCTTCAAGGGGATTTTTATAAATATCTATACAATCTTTTAGTAATCGTTTCATAAAATTATGTTTTTTCGGTTTTTTTTCTTTTTGTTCTTTATTTTTGCTCTTTGTACTTTCAGTAATAGAAGCCATATGTATATTAATTATAAGTATATTTAAACAGTTTATAGATATTAATTATTTTAAATTAAATAAAAAAATGAAATAAAAAAAGAATATATATTTATTACACAGATGTCTAATAACAAACCAAATGTTATTTATGATAATTTAGAACAATATTTACACGATAAAAGAGTTAAAAAAGAAGATAAAAATAAGAAAAGAACACATACAAGAATACCATCATCGAATCCAGAAGAAGATGGATTTTGGGGAGGTAGTTATAATATACCTCAAAATGATCCAATATTTTGGAAATTATATTGGGAATTTGTAAATAAAAAATCAGGCAATAATGTTACAATAGAAAGACTAACAGAACTTCAAGATACAGAAAATGGTAATGCTATAGTAATAGATTTAGATTTAAAATATGATATAGATACAGAATTTAAATCATTAAAAAATTCACCATTGAAACAAAGCGATGAATGTATTGATTATATAACAGATATAATTTCATCATATACAAAAGCATTATCAATATTATTAAAACAAACAGAATTAAAAAATGTTCCGATATTTGTATTTCAAAAAAATCAAATGACAAAAACGTCAGAATATTATAAAGATGGACTACATATTTTAATAGGTATGAAATTAAAACATGATATGCAACAATTATTAAGAAAAGAAGTATTAAAAAATATTCAAGATGAAGTTTTTAGTAGTTTGCCTTTAGTAAATAATGCTGATGATATTATAGATGAATCTATAACAACAGGAAATACAGGTTGGCAATTATATAAATCAAGAAAACCACACCAATCTGCTTACAAATTAAAAAGGATATATATGTTGAAAAATGATGACGATGCATCAACAAATTGGTTAGAATACGATATAGCAGACGATGAAGAAAAAGCAGAATTATTTGAAGGTAAAAATCCTGCCCAAGTATTAAGTATTCATAATAAAGATTGGAAAACATATGAATCAACACAATATGCATTAAATCAAATTAAAAATTTAAATCTAACAATAAAAAAGAAAAAATCAGGAAGTAAATATAAAATAAAAGGCAATGCATTTAATCAAGATATAAGCAATATGTTATTAAGTGAAGATTTGATAAATAAAATTAAAACAAAAGAAGGATTAGATAAAGTAATAAAATATATGTTACAAAGATTACCTCCAGAAAATTATGAATTAAAAGATACTTATGCATATACAATGATATTAAAAGAAGAATATTATTCTAAATATGAAAAATGGTTAAAGGTAGGTTGGGCATTACATAATAATACAGAACATCCATTATATTTTATGATTTGGGTTAAATTTTCGAGTCAATGGTCTAAATTTAAATGGAATCAAGTAGATGAATTATTTGATAGATGGAAAGATTTTGAAACCACGGGATTGACACAAGCATCAATAAGATATTGGGCAAAAGAGTCAGATATATCTAGTTATCTAGCAATTAAAAATCAAAGCACGGAAAAATTAATAGAAATATGTTTTAGAGACGAGTGCACTACTGATATAGCAAAATTGGCAAAACATTTATGGTATGAAAATTTTAGATGCACTATAGTTACAAAGAATGAATGGTATAAGTTTGATGAACATAGATGGAAAAAAAATGATGGTGGTGTTGGTTTAAGAAATAATTTATCAAATAAATTATCTGAACTATTTAGTTCAAAAAATAGCACAAATACAGAGACATTAAAACAACAAACTCAAAAATGTATAATGAAACAGGGAGATGATACGAAACACGATGAAGCACAATCAGGATTGGCTAACTCTATGCGATTGTCAAAACAATGTAGAGATTCAACAGATAAAAATAGAATAATGAGAGACTGTCGTGATATCTTTCACGATGATAAATTATACGAAAATTTAGATGAAAATCCTAATTTATTATGTTGTAAAAATGGTATAGTTGATTTTGAAGAAAAATGTTTTAGACCTGGTAAACCAGATGATTATTGTTCAAAATGCACTAAAATTAAATATATTAAATTAGATAGAAATAAAAAAAAACACAGAGATGCTATTGCATCATTAGATAAATTTATGTCTGAATTATTTGTAGATATTGATTTAAGAAAATATATGTGGGAACATTTAGCTTCTTGTTTAATAGGTAATAATACTAATCAGACATTTAATATATGGTCAGGTTGTGGAGGGAATGGTAAATCGGTATTAGCAGATTTAATGCAAATGATTTTAGGTGATTATTTTACCACATTAAGAAAAGAATATTACACACAAAAACAAGTTGGTTCTGGTGGGGCAAATAGTGATTTAGCTAGTATTAAAGGAACACGTATGGTAGTAAGTCAAGAACCTAGTAAAGGTGAATTTATATATGAAGGAGCTATGAAAGAATTAGTAGCAGGTAATGATACAATTAGTGCTAGAGAAATATATAGAGAAAAGGTAACATTTAAACCTCAAGCAACAATTATAATGACTTGTAATAATTTACCTAGATTTAGATCAAATGACCGTGGGACGTGGAGAAGAGTAAGAAAACTAGACTTTGATTCTACATTTATTCCACCGGAAGATGGTGTTCCATCAACTTGTCCAGCAGATATGGAATTTGTAGCAGATAAAGAATTTGGTAAAAGATTAAAGACACTTGCACCTTATTTCTTAAGTATGTTAGTAGAAATAGCAATGGAAACAAAAGGAAATGTATCTCATAAATGTGAAAAAGTATTATCTGCTAGTAAAAAATATAGACAATCTCAAGATTATTTATCACTATTTTTCGAAGAAAAAATTACAAAAGGCGAAGCGGATGATAAAATTAGTAAAAATGCTATTAAACGAGAATTTATTGCGTGGTTTAAAGAAGAATATCCTGAACAGAAAAAACCACCTAGTAGTGAAATAGTTGAATTTTTAGATATTAAATGTGGTAAATATAAAAAGGCTGGTTGGTGGGGTTGGAAAATAAAATATGATGATTATCCTGACGAAGAATATGATATGGAATAATTAAATAAAATATACATTTTTTATCTAATTATTTTTGTAATATAATAATAATGTTGCTGGTATAGGAGCTATTAAATCGCCGGTTATATCTTTCCAAGATTCTCTAAAATTACAAATATTATAGCTTATATTAGGTATAACTAATTCCGGCATTATTATATTTTCTATTATTTCCCATCCAATTATAAAAAACCAAAATTTTTTAATGCTTAATTTGTATGGATAAAACAATACACCCACAAACGCATTAAAAACGTGTACAAAAAACCAATAATCAATAATTATAAAATTATTATTATAAAGTAAATATTTCATATTTATATTTTTCAAATTTGATAAATACATAACAATAAATATACTCATTAATGGTAATACTAGAAAATCAAAAATATATTTTTTGTTTTTTTTTGGATAAGATATAATAGAATAATTTTCCATTATATATTATTGTTCTAAAGTTTTTAATTCTTTTTTAAAACAGTTGGTGTTTTTGGAGTTGGTGATGGTGTTTTTGGAGTTGGTGATGGTGTTTTTGGAGTTGGTGATGGTGATACTGGTGTTGGTGATGGTGTTTTTGGAGTAGAACCGGATGCTCCTTTTAAATTATTTAAAGCAAAACGATTTGTAAAAAATAACAGTGACAATAATAATAAAACAAATGCAGTAAAGGCAACTGTAATACCATCTAATTTTTCATTTTTAATTTTTGATAATATTAAACGTATTAAAGGATTCATAATAAGAGTAGGAACAAATAATAATGTAAATACAAATGCATATGATGTTATATTAGACCAAGTTTTTTTATAAATCATAACAGCTATTAACACTACAAATAATATCCAATATAAATACCATATAAGTGGTTTATATAATTCTAGTGTAGATGATATTTCATTATATTTACCAGATAATCTTAAATTAATATTAGATATTTCATGTTGTTTTTTTTTATCTTTTAATGTATAATCTTTATTAACTATTAATAAATTTTTAATTTTAGTTTGTAAATCAGTAACTTGACCTACACCTTTTTTTTCATTACCTTTGAATATATTATACATATTTTCGTATGCAATGATTAATTCCTCCAATTTTGCTACTAATTTATCACGTAAAGATTCTACGTTTTTAGCATAGGTATTAGCTATATTTTGATAATCTATTTTATTCATATGTAATTTCAACGATTCTTGATTATCAAAAATATTATCATTAGGATCTTTATATTCCATCATCATCATATCGTAATCATCCCCTTGTATTTGCATATTAATATTTAATAATGACATATCAGTTTTTTTACATTCTTCTTGTGTAGGACCGGCTAATTTACTACATCTTTCATATCTTTCTTTTATAAATTCATCTCTTAATGCTTTATATTTTTTATTAACATTACTATTACAATCAGTAAATATTTCACCACCACTTTGAGCAACGTCTGTTCCTATATTTTTTATATTAGGACATATAATGTTATAATCAAGGCTATCACCTGAAGCATTTTTTAATGGTAATTTATAATTTTTATAAGATTTATAAGTATTTTCAATATCTTGTTTTTCAGTATCTGGAGTACCTTCTGGAAAAAATTTATTAAATATATCAGTCATACTTATATAAAATTAAGAAATAAATATTACTTTTTAATATTAATAATTGTATGCTTGAACTTTACCTAATACTTCAAAGTTTTCGTTTTGTGCAGATTTTTGAGGACATTTACTTAAACCTAGGAAATCTGCTAAAGAATTAACCTGTTTTGGAATACCTCCTTCAGGTAATTCCTTATTATATTTGCTATTGTCTCTAGATTGAACAATTTTATTAAAGTTTCTATCTTGTCTTTTATAATTGGTAACTACTCTACCTACAATATTAATTATAACTATAGCAGCAGTAATACCAATAATAGCAACTCCTAATATAGGAGGAAACCAAGGTTGTTTCATTAAAAAACTAGTAACTAATACAACTAATCCACCGTAAACAAGTACTTTGATGACTTCTTTATATTCACTGTATCTATCATACTCAAATTCACTAATTTCTAATAATCTTTTTTTATTAGCTTTTTCTTGTTTTAAATCATTTAATTCATTATCAACATTATTTAATTCATCTTCTAAAGTTTTAGTTACAGCGATTTGTTCTGCTACAGCATATCTAGCTTTAGTTACATCATTTAATTTAGAAGCAAACATATTAGATAATTTATCATATAATCCTGTTCGGACAGCAACTAATTTTCTAATTCTATCTTGAATAGCTTGAGAATTGGCAGTTGTTCCATCACCTGTTACTTTTTGTAAATTATCAAATTGATGTCGTTCTAATACTTGTAAATTCCGAATATCTTGACGTGTTTGTTGTAATCGTTGATTTAATGCGGTTGCTACATTTGCATCGGCCATTTCTATATATATATTAAATGGTATAAAAAAATTAATATATATTAAGCTACCTTTTTCTTGAAATTTATAATAGTAGCCCATCCAACTACTATTGCTAAAATAGACCACATCCAAAATTTCATTTCTTCAGATTGTCGTCTTAATTTAGATTCTTCTACCATAACATCACGTGTCCAATCTTTGCTCATTTTTAATTTATTTTCCATAATTTTACTATATAATTCATTAGGATTTTCATTTGCACCAGCCGCAACAGTGTCATCAACACCATACAATTTTTGTAATTCCTTTCTTGATTTTTTATAATTACTAATTATTTCATCATATGTCTCTTCTTCATTATTTTTTTCATTATTTAAACTATTTAATTGTTTATCATAAGTATTTATCTTGTTAAATAAATATTCACCCCTATCTCTCATAATATTATTATTAGTAACTACATTATCATATGCTTTTATTAGTTTTTCTTTTAACGTGCTATTACTATCACTATTACCAGTTTGTGGCATTGGAGGAGAGTTACACTTATTGATAAAAGCACTGGCAGAATTACCGCATTTACTTCCATCAGGACCACAAGCGTGTAATTTCAAAGAATCACAAGATTTATGAAATATACCTTCATTAGCGTACATTGGAGGACCACCAGAACCTCCACCACAAGAGCAACAACCATCTTTTAATAATGTTCCTCTTGTATCTTTATAACTTAATACCTCGTTATCGTGTTGATTTCTCATAATCATATTATTATTTTTATCACAAACAGGATGAAACGCAGAACAAGTAGCACCAACACTATATGTATTGTTATTACTATCTTTTTCTTTATTTTTTAAACCTTTCCAGTTATCTTTACAACTATTTACTAATTGAGGTCCATTAAAAGTGCATCCAGCTTGACAAAATTTCTGATACATAGCTTTATATGCATCTGCTGACATTCCGTTTCTATCTGTCGTTACACTTTCTATTTCATCAAGGCAGTTTGATTTACATTTAGTTACATTATCCTCTATTCCAGCATATTTGTCAGCTACTATATCGTATTGACTTTTATAACTTGTTTTTGCAGAATTAAATTTTTTCAATGCTCCTTCAAATTCTGCATATTCTTTAGCTCGCATATCATCAAACATACCTTTATAATTTCTAACTTCGTCACGATATTCTTCATATTGATCAGGGTCTGTAGGGTTTTGTTTTTCTTTTAATCGTCGTTTTGTAGGACCAACATGTCGATAAATTTCACCTTTAGAACCTGGAGTTGACCCTTCTACTTTATATGGTCCAGATGATAACCAAGGTTTTGTAGGTTTTCCACTTGCTTTATATTTAGAAACATCTATCCCTTCCTTAAAACCTTCTATAACATTTTTTTTTGTTTTATTTTTATTTCTATTGTATACTAATCCCTGTCTTAAATTTTTAATACCAGTATTATTTTTATTAGATATTGATTCTTGAATATTTTCAAATCCCATTATGTTAATATATATAGATAAATAGAATAAAATATTATTGTAAATAATTAATTACTGCTAAAATGTAATTAATTATATAGCTGGTTTTGATAAATTTTTGACAACGATACCACCAATAGCTAATCCTGCTAAAACCCAGGCAATATAGTGTAATGACATACCGTCTACTTGTCTTGTTTTAATTCTATTACTAGTTCTTAATCCATTAATTTCAGCTCTTTCTTGTTGTAAAATTTTCTTTTTTTTCTTAAGTAAATTACTTACAACACTTAATGGTCTTTTAATTCCTTCTTGTGATTCGCCATTTACAGTAACAGTCGTTGCTTCTTTTAATGCTTTCCATTCACCTTCTGGATCTGGTTTTCCATCTTCAGTGGTGGGAGCATCTTCAGTACCACCGGTTCTAATAGTGTTTCTTAATGTATCTATACTGTCAGTATTACCATTTGTGCTGTTTACTAAACCAAACATACTGCCTGCTTGATCTTTATTACCAATTAGGCTCATCATTTTATTATTATAAACTTGTAATTGTGTTGCTAAATCATCAGTTCCAGATACAGAACACTGATCTCCAGCACTCATATTTCCTGCGTTACCAAATTGAGACCCCCATCTGGTAGCAGATATTTTTTTGGCAGGCATATATGCTTGACAAGAAAGATGAGGATTATATTCCTTTTGATTTTGATCATTCATCGAATAATTTCCGGGTTTTCCTCCAGTTAATTTATATTTTCGTCCAGTGTGGTCTACCCATCCATAATCATCAGTTGAATTACCACGTGTATCTAATTTATTAACAATATATCCACCAGCTCCACATTCTTCACCATTCTCAATAAAAATATCTTGTCCATCTTCTACCATATTTTTAAAATCAGGAAGCGCATCTACTTCGTCGGCTATTGGACATTTTGCATCAGACAATGCTTTTACTTTATTAGTAGTATCTCCAAAATTAATTTTTCGTTTTACAGCGTGAGGTGTTATATAATGGTATGAATAAGTATTATCGTTTGAGTTTTTAACTTTATATAATACATTTGTTCTTATAGAACTACGTTGTTTATATCTTTTTAATTTTTCCTCTAAATATTCTTCGGCTTTTTTTTTGTATGCACGTTTATTTATATTAAATTCTTTTTGTAATTTATCCATTTTCGCTGCTTTATCTCCTACTTTTTTCATTATAGCGTCATTACCTTCTAGTGAAAATGGTAAATTTTCAGGAATTTCGCCATTTCCAGGTCTTAAAAGTAAATGAACACTATCAGCTGAATAATTATTACCAGTGGTAGATACCGGAACTACTCTAGGATATATTTTTGCACTATTTTGTGTTGCGTGAGGTATTTTATCAGATTCATTTTTTCGATATAAATAAATTTTATTTTGATTAACATTTTTATCTATTTTTACAGCATATACATTAGAATCTGAAGCAGCATTTTTCAAAACAGTTTTAAAATCCTGTTCAGTGTAAGGAAATATACTTTGTTTTTCTTCTATTCCGCCACTTGATTTACTATCTTCTGTGGGTCTTTGTATATTAACTCCATTAGGATTAAATTTTAGTTCATAACCAGTTAAAATTATGTATTCTTTTGTACCTTCCTCTATAATATCAGAAGCTTCATTAACAGGATCGAAACCTTCTTTATAATTAGAATTATTATAATAAGGATATTGTTTATTACTAATGTCTAATATATCAGATTCATATTTTTCTAAAGGTTTATATGAATTTATTTTTTTATTAAAAAATTTACCTTGATTTAAACTAGTGCTTTTATGTGACATTCTATATAAAGTATCTATATAAAACTTTTTATAGAATAATTATTTATTTAATTGTTTCCATATAAAAAAAGCCATAAATGAAATACCTGCTACTAAATATATAGATTCAACTATATTTATAGCTTGATTATCTTCAGTTATTTTTTTCATCATAATACTTTCAGCATTTTTTTCTTTTATATCTTTTAATTTATTTTGTTCAATAGCATATTCTTCTTCTTCTTTATTAAAATCTTCTCTGGCCCTATTAGCAGAATTGCCTAAATCGTTTAAGTCAGAAGTTATTTGAGATATATCATTTCTTAATTTTGTAATATTTTCATCTATTTTATTTTTAGCTCTTAAATTAATACATTCATTAGAGGTATCATTTTCTTGGCTTTGACAATGTTGATCAATATTACCATTTTCAGGTACACTTACGTGATTCATATAATCAACATATGTATTTTTATATTTTTCTAGATTACTATTAATACTGTTAACATAGCTATCGCGGTTGTTTTTATATTTTTGTGGTGTTTTAGTCATATATATAATAATACAATAATTATATTATTTACACATCCTATAATATTCAGTATTAATAGCAGTAGGACTAGGGCGAATAATTTTACATAATTTTCCTGGTCTTAACCCGATTGCCTGTGCTACTGGATCAAAACGTGATATTTCAGGAAATTCACTATCATTAGTAATATTATATTGTTTCTTTTTTTGTTCTTTGTCTTCATCAGATAAAACAATATGTTCTGGAACTAATTCGTGCTCTAAAATATTATATAAATAATCGGTATAACAAAATATTGAAAAGTAGATTTGATCAACATTCCATATAGTAGATAATAATTTTGTTAAAGTATCATTACATTTGTCCTTAACAATAATAATAAAATCATCATTTTTATCTAATATTTCTTCAATATTATACAAATCATCAATATATTCATATATATGATTTGGTCTAATTTTACCTGATAAATGATATTTTACAAAACATTTTTTATTAGTAATAGTAGAATGATTTATTAACATATCTAAATGTCCAGATGTTTTATCATTAGCTTTGGGACACATTTTATTAATATCGTTAATTGATATATTTTCATATGAAGAAGTATCATAACCTCTTCTTTTTAATAGATTTAATATAATATTTCTAGAACGATATATATTATTTACAGTAGAACTATTTTGTTTTGAACTCATACTTATAATATTAAAATATCTTTTTAATATTATTTCAATTTTAATTATAAATTTTTTTCATCGATAGTTATTCCTTTTTTTACATCACCTCCACTCTGATTATTATCATTATTATTGTCAGTGGTGTCATTATTTTCAATAGTAGATAATGTTTCTAATCCTTTGATATCAAGATTTCCACCTATTTTTAGCTTTGTTATAGGTTCGTCGTCACTATCTTCACTATCACTACCTCCCCCTTTATGAAAAGCATCATATTCAGCCCAAACTTGTTCAGATGAATTTAATGTAGGTGTAGTATGTCCATCCCAATGTTCAACAGTATTACCACCACCAGATTGTGTAGGCGGTCCATTAGGATCGCCGTCAGGTGTATGTCCACTGGATATAATTTCAACAACATCATTTATTTGTATTTGTAATTCTTGTTGATCTTCCCAATCATCATTTTCAACAAAAATTTGGTCGTCAACAATTGCGAATATTGTGCCTGTTAATATTTTTCCATTTTTATCCTTTAATTTAATTACATAATCTTCATCTATATCTTTTAATTTAATATCTGATTTAAATTCAGGACTAAATTCATCACCATCATTAGTTTGTATTATATTAATATCTGGAGGTCCATCAGGGTCGTAATCAGGTTCAGGGTATTTATCAGTTTCTACTTCTGGAGGTCCATCAGGGTCGTAATCAGGTTCAGGGTATTTATCAGTTTCAACATCAAAAAATTTATTATAATCGATATTACCATCTTTGTCTTTATAATTAGGTAGTGGAACATCAAAATTTTGTTGCATACTATTATTTATTACTGTATTAAAATAATTATTTGGAACAATATTTGACATATTCCAGCCTTGATAACCAGAATTATTAAATTGATAATCATTTTCACCTCCTACAAATGGATTTTCAACAACATTAGAATTATAAAATGAATTATCCATCATAGGATTATTATTTATATTAGCTAATTGATTAATATGATTTTGATTACTAATAAAAGTTTCTTGTAAGGTTTCTTCAATAAAAGGGTTAGAAACGCCATTGAATTCTTCTTCCATTCTAGTAGGATAATCTTTATTCATTTCTTCTACTTTGTCTAAACGAATAATTTCCTTTAATTCTTTTTTATAATTATCAAGAGATTTACATCCAGACAATTTATATAAATCATTATTAGAATCAGACAATGATAATAATTGATCAATATTATCTTCAGTAATAATTCTCATTTGAACATTCATAGTTTGTAATTCTTGCATTAATAGTTTAAATGCATATGGAATTGTAACAATACTAAAAGTTCTACCAAATTTATTTTTATTAATTAAATTAGCATTGTATTCAGTAATATTATCAAATTGTATAGGACCATCAGAAAAAGGACATAGGTAGATATCTAAATTTTCATTATAGGCAGCTATACAGCCAGATTGATTACATATAGCAACCTTGAATTCATCACCTCTAACAAGCATAGATTCTTTCATAAAACTACTTAATCCGTGAGAAATAATACTATCACGGTCCATTTCTCCTACACGCAATCCACCGCCTTTTGCTCTACCGTGAACTGTTTGTCTAGTTAAAACTTCTCTAGGTCCTCTAGCTCTATAATTGATTTTATCTTTTGGCATATGTTTCAATCTTTCATAATAGGTAGGTCCAATATATATACTGGTTTCTAATTGTTCTCCTGTCATACCATTATATAATACATCTTCGCCTAATTTTTCATAACCGGCTTTAGTTAAATATTTACCATAAATTTCGTGTTGTAATCCTTTACTACAAAAAGCGGTACAATCACCAAAACCACCATATATACAACCAACTTTGCTTGTTATTGTCTCAACCAAGTGTCCAATAGTCATGCGCGAAGGCATGGCGTGAGGGTTTACAATAATATCTGGTTTTAATCCGCTTTCTGTAGTAGGCATATCAATTTCATCTAGAATAATACCGATTGTGCCTTTTTGTCCAGCTCTTGAACAAAATTTATCTCCCATTACAGGAGTTCTAATGGACCGAATACGAACTTTTGCAATGCGTTTACCTTCTAATCCACTAGTCATAAATACTTTATCAACAATACCAACTTCACCTTTTTTTGGAGCAATAGACATATCTATATATGTATTTGTATCTTCAATATTAATCATTGATTTACCAATTAAAATTGTTTTATCATCAACAATAGTATTAATTTTGATTAATCCATTACTATCCAGTTTAGTATAATCATAACCAGATTTTTTATCAATTACATTATTGTTATTAATATCCATAAATCTAGTATTAATTTTACTATCTCCTACATTTTCCATTTCTTCGTGTGTTTCATACATAGCATATTTTGTAGTTTTAAATAATCCTCTATCTAAACTACCTTTATTTACAATAATGGCATCTTCAACATTAAATCCACTATAACACATAATAGCAACAATTGCATTTTCCCCGTATGGATGTTCATTTTTAGTAGCATAATCATAATATCTACTTTTAGTTAATGGTATTTGTCCATAATTTAATAATAACGCAGTTTTATCTAATCTATTTCTATAATTTGAATGAAATAATGATACGGCTTGTTTTCCTTGTCCACACGAGAAAGCATTTCTAGGATAAGGATTATTTTCAGGAAAAATAATTTGATTAGCCATTAATCCTAATATTAATGAGGAATGAATTTCCTTATGTGTAATTCTTTTTTTTACAAATGTTTCTGGTAAATCATTATGTTTTGCTAATACAATTCCTTCTGCTTCTTGAGTATCAATAAATTCAAGAATACCCATATTTTTTTCAATTTTGCTGATATTTAATACATTTTCAAATTTCTTTAATGTATTTAAATCTATACCACAGGTTAATTCTTTCCAAGTAATAGTATTATCTTCTATTTTTTTAAAAAATAAAGGATTTGTATAACTCATTGTTTCATTATCAGCTCTATCATATTCATTTCCTTTCATATAAAATAATGGTCTACAAGGTCTACCAGCATCAGTACATATTAATATTTCATTTTTAATATAATCAAAGCGAATACTAGTATATTTATCAATTACACTACATCTTTTATGATATCTCATTGCTAAAACTAAATTTAATGGGTTATTAGTCATACCAATCCAGGTGCCATTTATAAATACTTTTGTATCTAATGCCAATTTATTTATATTACATTCTTCTAATAATGATATGCCTATAAATTCTTTTTTTCTTCCATTAGTAGCCTTTAATGTTCGTAAATAATTTATATATGGTTTTATACTAACACCGTTTGTTATATGTGTAGAAGTAGATAAATAATTATGTAATCCTATATTTCCACCATCAGGAGAGTGTATTGGACATAATAATCCCCATTGTGTTGTGTGTAATCTTCTAGGTCCAACTATTTTTGCAGCATCTGCTGACAAAGGTAAATTAGTTTTTCTTAATTGACATAAAGTATAAAAAAATGATAATCTATTTAAATCTTGAACTAATCCTGTTTTTTTTGTATGTATTGCTGAACCCCAATCACCCTTGAATGCTTTTCTAAATCCATCATTTACAATTTTTCTACTAAAAATATCTTTTTCGTTACCAACTAAAAGAGTCATAAAATGTTTATCTTTATACATATCACCTTTTTGGTTATAAAATAATTTTTTATCTATATATTGATAAATACTTTCCAATTGTAATTTATAATATTCTTTGAATAATTTTGATATTAGTATACCAGATGTTTCTAATCTTTTAAAACTAAAACTATCTCTATCTGTTGGTCTTTCATTTTTGGTATAAACATCTAATAATCTTTTTACCATATATCCTATGTATAATGCTTTTTGTTTAAAATTTAATTCACCTATATGAGGTAATAAATAATCCATTAATAATTGCATAGTATATTCAGTAGTTTTCCATTTTGTAAATGTAGATATATATTTTATTGCTGCTTCTTGGGTAAATATATATCCAGCATCATGAATTGATGGTCTAAATAATTCTATATATTCATCATATTTAACCATATCCAATAAACAATGTTCTATAATATCTCTATCTGATATCACACCTAATGCTCTCATTGTTATAAATAAAGGTATAGGTTCTCTGACATTTGGTATATTTACTTTTATCTGTTTTCCTTCTGATTCTGGTTGCGGTGATACTATTTTTATAGACAAAGTTCTTATTGGTTTTGATGTATCTTCTGATACTGAACGAATTTCTACAGCATGACTATATATATCATTAACGCTATCTTTTATATATAACATATTGTCTGCTCTACCTTCTTGACTAATAATACATTTCTCTTTACCATCTATTATAAAATATCCACCTGGATCGTTTCGACATTCACCCATATTAAAACATATTTCTCTGCTTAAATTATTTAAAATACACATATCTGATTTTAACATTAATGGAAATTTACCCAAATAAATATTTTTTAAAGTATGAGTTTCTGTAAATGGTTCTCCATATTTATCTAATCCTTTTTTGTCTTTATTTTTTTCTATATATATCATAAAATCTACATCCACATCATAATGTATTGTAAACCCATATGTCATATTTCTTAATCTTGCTTCATTCGGATACATATAATGTTCCTTTGATTTATCCTTATCAAATTCATCATATATTACTGGTTTTCCATAATATATTTTATTTCCCTCTTTTCCTCCAAAATACATTTTAAAATTATATTTATAAATACTTGCTTCTTTATCATATACTCTATTGTATTCTAAAGGGTTATTGTTTTTGAAAACTTCCATTAAACCTTTATTGAAAAATGTATTGTATGAATCTAAATGATGTTTTATAAAAAAATTATTTTCTGATTGTATCATTTTTTTTATAATTTTCCAAGGAATTTCATTATTAATATACTCATTCATTTATAATATATTAATAATGATTTTTTTTTTAAACAATAATAAATTAAATATAAATATTTACATATCTTCTACTTCTCCTTCATCTTCTCCTTCTTCTACATCATCATCCTCGTCATCTTCCATACCTTCCATATGTTCTCTAAATGATTCTACTGCTGCTCGTGCTTCTTCTTCTTCATCTTCTTCTACATCAGTTCCTTCTTTAAATCCTTCTCTTCTTTTCTTTCCAACTGACATAAAAAATACTATTGCTAATCCTATAATTAAAAACATTGCTATTATTGGTAATAATACCAAAAACCAGGATACTGTTTTATAACCTTTACTACACAAAAATTGTAATATATAGGTCCATACCAAAATATATAATGCTTTTGCTATGAAAAATAATGCATTATGACAAGGAATATCTGCTTTATAAAATCCTACTTTATATTTTCTAGGATTTTCACAATTTTGCATTAATATTCCTAAAAAACTAACTACAGACAAAACTAAATATAACATTGCTGGTGGACATAAACTTTTAAATTGTTTTACTAAACCTTTCATATAAAATTAATATAGATAATTAATTAATAATTTTAAAAAAAAATATTAATTAGATATTTGCAGCTGTATTAACACCAGATGCTGCGTGTCTTTCTATGTCTGGAGTAACATAATCTGATTTTATATCTTTTGCCAAATGAGGCTGGCTTGTTACTCTAGCCGATTCAGTATGAGACCTTCCACTCCAAGAATTACCAATATTTGATAATGAATTTCCTAGACTATGATAAGCAGTTAATACATCACCTAATCCTAATGCTTGTAAAACTGACGCACCTCCTCTTTGATTTCTACTTTTTCTTCCACCTTTCATTCTACTTTTTCTTCTTCTTCTTCTTTTACCGCCTTTTAATGATTTATAACTTAAATTTTGATTAGTTCCTTTTGGAGTTAACCAATCCAACGCTGGTCCCGCTAAATTATTATAAGGACGCAATGTGTAATGTTGTCCCATATTTTTATTCATAGTTCCACTACACGAACTACTTCCACAACCTCCTCTTTGTCTTTTTCTTCTACTTCTTTTATTTTTTCTTCGTCTGCTTCTTTTATTTTTTCTTCTACTCCTTTTATTTCTTTTTCTTGTTCTTCTGTTGTATTTTTTTGGCATATATATTTAATTTAGATTTTTAATTTTATCCAATTATATCTACATGACACAGCATATGTCTTCTACAACATAATTTTGTCAATTGTAGTTGATCCATAACCTTTGCCTCTACTGTTTTTTTTATATTTGATGATTCTAAATATACCACATCATCAACATCTTGTCCGTCTTTTAATTTTTCTAATATTACTTGTTTTTTATAAAATTCATATTTATCTGCTAAAACATTACCGCACGTAAAACACTTAATTGGAATAATCATATTTTATATAAAATAAATAAAATTATTTATATCAATTTTTTTTAATTTACTTTTTTTCGCTCTTTTTTATAAAAATAATAATCAAAGGCAACTCCGTTAGGATCAGCTTCTACATCTGGTCCATTTGTATCGCCTTCTTGACATAATGATTTTTTATTTTTAGTAACAGCATAAACACAACAGTCATGTTTAGTACATTCATCTTGACTCTTTATTTTTTCACACGCTGCTCTAACATCTTCTTGGTCACAGAATTTTGTTTTTTTATTTTCTGCTCCTTCTTTAAAACCTTCTTGATAAATCGCAATTCTATCAATATGTTGTTTCTTTTTATTTCCTACATTACTAACATCAATATTAAAAGCATTAAATAAAATAATAATCATAAATAATAACCAAACAAAAACATATATATTTTCCCAATTATTTTTGAAATAAGACATCATTCCTACTAAAGAAAGATCCATATATATTTGTTTATTATTTTTTTTTGATTTTTTCTTTATGTATAAAAATTTAAATTTAATTGAGATTCTCCTTTTTTTTGTATTTTCGGATAATTTAATATAAATTCATTTATAGCATATTGTTCGTGATCTAACACATTCACATCCTTAAGAGTATAACGTTGATAATTACTTTTAATATTATAAGTAATGAAAGCACTTACAAATTGACTAAATAGCAAATTAATAGTAGGAAATATTTGTTGTAATTTTCCCAATGCTTCTTTAATAGTATCAAATGTTGTTTTATTATTCAAGTTATTTATTAATAATTTAAATTCTTTTTTAATTGTTTCTTTTTCATTTTTTTCCCTTGGTTTCGCTGGTTTTGTTGATTTATCAAATATAACATCTCCATTAAGATATGTTTGATACTCTAAAGCATTACCTAAAATTTCTTCAAGATTCTTTGCTAATTCTGCTATCGTTTGATAATTATTATCCTGTAATCCCTTAAAATATTTGAAGTTTTTATTATTTTTTATGTCACTATCAAATGCAAACCTTTTGGTATTTGCTGTAAATGACCATCTTGATAAAAATTTTATCCACAATTTTTTTATTTTTCCCTCCCACCATTTTTCAAATTCCTGTTTTTTCCTATTAACTTTATTTTGATCTTTTGTTTCATATAACATACAGTTTTTACATATTCCTATTTGTAAATCATCTAGATGTTTCCACCAATCTACATACTTTTTTTCTTGCCCTGCTGTAATGTTAAAATTTTTTGCCTGAGGAACATTTACATCATTTTTTCCTTTGGCCGTAGAGGGGACGAAATTTTTATCGAACAATTCTTGATTTTCAGTTCTGGTATTTTTATTTTTAAATATTTTATATAATATTAAAAATTCCTCACCTGCCCCCTTCTTCCAATTAGTTATTTTTTTTGACAAAGTGGGTGTATAATTTTCATTTAAAAAATCAATAACTATTCCATATACTTTATATCCTGAAGTAATACTTCTTTCACCGTGAAAAAATAAAGGATTACTAGATGCAGAAATACCGGTTATATTAGTAACAGGAGTTGCTTCTACATATGAACCTATATAAAATGTTTTGCCACCTTTGAATGGTGCTGATAATTTTTGATATTCTTCTATTACTTTCTTATAAGTGGGTGGATATTGTTTTGATTTATCATTGGCATTTTTAGCTTCTTCCATCTGTTTTTTTAATGTCGAATTCATTCCATCTATATCAAAATCATCGTTGTATTGATATCCAGCAGCTCTTAAAAAAGATGGTGGAAAATATACACCTTGTGCTGTATCTGTTTGTCTATTAGTATTTAAACTTAAGCGTCTAGGGTCCTTATTTTTGGAGTCTTTTGTTGTATGATAAGACCAATAAGCACACGCAAGTGCTTCTTTGGCTGATAAATTTCCTTCTTTTATATCTTCTCCATCTAAATAGGGACCACTTATTCCTTTGTGATTCTTTATTCGTTCATTATTCCATTTTGAACAAATAGATAGTCTATCTGAAATCGACTCATCATTTGCTGTTTTTTGTCCATAAGTATTATAATTATTAATAAATCTTTCTTTTAAAAAATTAGGTTTAATATTCGCCTTTTTATATTCATCTTCAATATTTTTTAAATTCCATTCGGTATTTTTATATTTATTATTAATTTTTGTTATTAAATCTTTAATATTTTTTTTTCTTGTTGGTCTATTATCAAGTTGTCCACCACCTCTCATATTTCTTTTCAGAGTTCTTTTTTTAAACAAGGAATGTTTTCTAATCTGTTCAGGAGTTTTCAAACTTTTTAAAAATGTAACAGGGTCACCTTTTATAAGCTTCCGTTTAGTTTTTCTATTTCTATTTTTTCTATTTTTTCTTGTTCCCATTTATATAATATTTAGATTTCTTTTAATTGAAATCCGGACGTAGTTTTGACTCTTTTATGTACAATTTCATTTTTTGTAAATTTTTTATGACAATCACTACACACATTAGATAAATTAGCAGTATGATTTTTATGCATCATATCATTTTTAATCCAACCATTGGCATCCGCTTTTTGTTGTGGATTTAAATGATGTATTTCTTCGCCATTTTTACCACACCATTCACATAATCCTTTTATTTTTTGAGCATTATAATTAGAAGTATTTCTATCACCAACAAATGTATTTTCTAAAGATAATGAGTTTCTAATATCAAATGCCATATTCATAAATTCTTGAGAAAAAGGCAATGATTTACAAACTTCTAATCCATAACTACCTGGTCCTTTACCATCTTTTAATATTCTTTCATATTCAATAATATTATTAACACATCTAATAGACATATGTTTTATATGAAGTGTAGTAATATCTTGAATAAATTTATAACTAGCTAATTCGTGCATATGAGTAGCAAAAATATGAGATGCATTAACATTATTTAATATTTTTAATCCAGCCATAAATATGGACCTTGCAGATAATGATTCAGTTCCAGAACATAATTCATCGCCTAATATCAAACTATTTTTATCTGCTAAAGCTTCAATAGTTTGAAATTCAGACATTTCAACACCAAAACTACTTAACGATTTAAATAAATTATCATTACCAAGAATTCTAGTAAAAATGGAATTATATGGTTTAAATGTAAATTGAGAAGCAGGAACAAACATACCAGATTGAGCCATAATAATAGCAATACCAATAGAACGAATTAAACTAGATTTACCACAACCATTAGTGCCATAAAGCAAAACACCATTATTATGTAATCCTAAACTAATATCATTAGGAACATAGCATTCATTGGTTTGAATATGATAAATAAGAGGATGAATAAGTTGTTTGGCATCAAAGAATGATTTATCAGCTTTATTTTTAATAGTAGGCTTACAATAATTATATTTTCTAGAAATATAAGATTTATTTAACACTACATCTAATGTAGTAACAAATTTAATGATTAGATTTATATCTTCAAAGTAATTCTTTAATTCATCTAGAAATTTTTTGAAAACGCAATTAATTTGTTCTTTAAAATTATTAGTATTTTGAATAATTTGGAAATATAGATTATTTAGTTCACTAGAATGAAATTTTTTAGATTTGGAATCACCGCCACCTACACCTTTGGTAGTAATTTCATTAAATTTAATAATGTATTTAATAGGTTTATTGTCATATTTAGATTTTAAATCAAGGGCTTCGTTACAACTAATAGAAAAATTAGTATTAGTAAATGCTGTTGCTCGTTTATTAGTAGCTTTAAGAAAGAGACCACCTTTATCTGTTTGATGAATGTAAACAACTTTATCATTTTTATATTGAGATTCAGTGCAACCATTATTTCTAAAAATTTGTGAAGTAATACTTTTTTTAATCCAATTTAATTTTTGATAATCTTCAACATATTGTTTTTCATAAAAATTTAATTGATTGTTTACATTTCTGTAAAAGAAATTTGGGTTATTAGCATTATCCCAATGTCTAGAATCATTAATATCTTTAATTAATTTAGCTTTTTCTACATCAATAGACTTTTCTATGAATTTTTTTAATATATCTATAGATTTAGTAGGTAATTTATTACAAGTATGTAGTATATATTTAGAATAATATTCATCATCAATAATAAAATTATTTAATTGTTCAAGTTGACAAAGATTATAAAAAAATAAAGAAATATCACTAGGAGTAGCAATTTTTAAAATAATTTTGCGATAAAATTTTTCGATATCTCTAACGCCTTTTAACCATACAGTTCTAATTTGTTCCATAGAATTCCAATTATTTATAGTGTATTCAATAGTATTATATTCATATTGCAAAAAGTCTACATTATTGGAAGGGGAAGTTAGTAATTGTTTAAAATGTCTTTTTCCCATATTAGTAACGCATTTATTAATTAAATTACAAACACTAGATAAATTATGATTTTCACCAGTATTAATAATATGTAATTGTTGTAATGTATGAGTTCGAAGAACCAATTTATCATCTAGACTTTGAATAACAGGAACATTAAGTTTTTCAATAAGACTATTATCACAATCCCATATAAATTTTAATAATAAACAATATGAACAAGTGGCATAATAAAATTCATTAAATCCATAACTTTGCATAAATATATCAGGATCATTAGGTTTAAAAATAGTATTAAGAATTTCATATTGATATTTTGGAGATTCACAATTATTAATAAGTTTGGTATAAGAATTATCAAAATTAATAGAATAAGAATTAATTTTTTGACAAGAATTTAAATTAGAAAAATTAATAAGATTACGGAGTTCATTATCATTAAGATTATGAATAATAATAACTTCATTAGGATAATTAATGGAATTAAATCTTTCTAATTCTTCATAGGCAGAGGAAGTATCAATAGCAGAAGAAGTATATTTATATTGATACATTATGGATTTGCCGGTAATAGTATTGATATTAGCAATACCGCAATTAATATAGGGTGTTTTATTATGAAAATCTTGTCCATGTTTTTCTACCCATATACAATTAAAATTATTAGTCAAAATAGAATCATTATTAAAAGTAGTATCGGTTCCAGGTGAAAATACTTTATAAAATTTTCTAATTTTACTACCATCTTTATTTTTTTCACCAGTTTCAACCCATAAAACAAGTTTCCATCCTAACGGGTAAAATTTTTTTGTATATCTACTGGATGAATTAATAAATTTATCTTTTGGCCATCCAGCACATAAAACAGGTCTACCGTTATGTGTACCTTTTAAAAATCCATTAGTATCCATAATATCCATATAATGATAAACATCATCATCTTTGTTATCTTCATATCCATAAACTTCATAAAAACTACCACATTGCATTATTAAAAAAGTTTTTTCTCCATATTTACTTTTAGTATCTTGTAGTAAATTAAAATAAAATTCAGTCATTGATTCATCATTTTTACGTGTCATATTAATATAATAAATTTATAACTCTTTAAATATCTTTGATAAATATTTTTGACATTAGAAGTAATTGTAAAACAATTTATAAATAATAATATAAATAATATATATTATGGAACAAAACTCAAAAAATAAACTATATATGATAACAATTTTTCTTGATATTTTTTTATTATATGTGTTATTTTTTTATAATTTAAATAAATTTGACTTTTATTGGGTATTATCTGTATTTTTATGTCATCTATTATTTTATTACAATTTGCTTTATTATAACAGACACATATTAGATATATTACATTACTTTGTTTTTATTTTACCGTCGTTGTCAATATTTGCAGAAAATATAGTAATAAAAGTATTATCAATTATTTTATTAGTATTAATACAAGTTTTATGGATTAAAGAAAATAGATGTATATTAAATGAAGAAGATACAAAATTTGGATATGGCGATGAATTAAATTATTATTTGATTATTTTAACACCTATATTAGCTTATAATACGGGGAAAAAAATATTTTAAAAATAAGTAAATATTTTTGGGTATTTTTAGTATAGACACAGCATTATTTTTCTCTCCCTTTTAAAAATAAGTTTCATTTTTTTTATGAGAGTAAAAAGTTATGCACCAAAAAAATAATAATTATTAGCATATAATTATTATTAAATTAATTTTCAATAAAATTATGAAGAAGAATATCTCCGTTTTTATTATTTACATCACCAGCAAGGAAAGAATTTTCATACATATTTCGCAGAACATCTTCAGGTGCAGTAGAACCGATTTTAATAAGATTATGTTTTTTTAAATATTTTTTGATATTATGAATAGATTTTTTTTTAAGATTACCAATTTCTTTTTTAATAGTTTTTCTTTTATCACGATTTTTAATAAGAACACCAATAATTCTACCTTTTTTTCCTAGAGTGATACGTCTTTTAACAGTTTTAATTGTATTTTTTCTTTTTTTCTTTGGTTTATCATTATTATTATCTTGAAATTTAATTTTTAAATTAGATAACTTATTTTGTCGTTCATCATAACTATCTGTATGGATAGTAGTATTAGAAATGATAGGGTCTTTTGGAATAGTAATAATAGGTTTAACAATACTATCATTATCATCAAGTGGTTTATTATTTTTAACAGTTTTTTTCCATTGATTGTATGTAGGTTTACTACCATTTTTTAAATTACCATAAGGAGGGTCAGGTGTTAAATGAATTGATTGAGGTGGTTCATTGGGAATATTTTTTATTTTGGATGTTTTGTTACGTTTTTTTCTTTTCTTTTTTTCTTTTCTTTGTCTATTTTTTTTATGAAGTATATTAAGATGTTCAATAGCTTCATCAATGGGATTTTCAGGATTAGATTCTTTAATTTCTTCATCGATTTTTTCTTGTTGTTTTTGAATTTCAGTATTTTTTTTATGTTCTCTAATTCTATTAATAAGTTCTTTTTTAAGATTAGGTTTAATAATACTAGATGATTTCTGTTTTTTTTGTTTTTTTGCTTTTTTCTTTTTTCCACTAATGGAAGCTAAATTAAAAAAATCAGGGTTAATAGATATAGTTTTTTTTGACATATATTAATTTAAATATAAATAGAAAAAGAAATTTATATTTAAGCAAATTAACAGTACATATGAGATAAAAAAGAGGATTTATTTCTATTTTTAACTTCATCATTATTAATAAATAAATCAAATCCATTATTCATGTCCTTAATGTTGATATGTTTTTTATGAGAATTGTCTAAACAAAATACTCTTTTACTGTGAGCTATTTTAACCTTGGCTAAAAGAGTTTCCATATCTCTTCCATAATATTTGAAATATTCCATTTTATCTTGAAACCAATTATTATTAATTTTATCATCAATTTTCCATTCAATATCTTTAACTTTTTTGATAAAAATGAGATATAATTCTTTATGAGTATAATCATCAGTTTTATATCTCCAGGTAAATCTAGAATTAAGACCTTGATTATAATTGAAAAAGCATTGATTAAGTTCTTTTTCATAGCCAGCAATAATGACCATCAATTTATCTTTATGATCACTTAAAGCTTCACAAAGAGTATCAATACATTCTTTTGCAAAAGAATCTCTTTTTTCACTATTACCTAAAGCATATGCTTCATCAATGAATAAAACACCACCTAAAGATTCTTTTATAACACTAGTAGTTTTGATAGCAGTTTGTCCTAGGTATCCAGCAATTAGATCAGTTCTAGTTACCTTTTTAAAAGTTTTTTTATTAAGAATTCCTAAATTACTATAAATAAGTCCTAATAATTTTGCGATTTCAGTTTTACCTGTTCCTGGAGGTCCATAAATGCAAGTATGCATAAAATCATTATTATTAACAGTAGGATTAATATGAAAATTTTGTATAAAATATAGAATTTGATTAACAATATCTTTTTTAAGACCGTTCATACCAATCATATTATTTAATTTAATAAGAGGTTGTTTAATATTATGAATGGCTTTCATATTAATATTATATTTAACATTAGGCAATAAAGGATATTTTACTGTTAAATCGATTAAATCTTGAACTTCATTAATGTAGGTATTAATATTAATATTTTCAATTTTAATAGGAGGGGGAGGAGGAGGAAGTTTATTTAAATTTTCAAAAAATAAAGGTTTATATTTATTATTCTTAATTTCATATTGATAATCAAGATACTTAATAAATTCATCAATATGATGTTTATGTTTTAATTGATTTTTAGTATAATAACTATTATGATTGTTATTAATGTCATAACGATATTTATCGAGATTATTGATAAAAATATTTCTTTTTTTATGCTTATGTTTGTAAATATTATTATTCATATGATATTTATTGTTGTAATTTTTAAATATATTATATTTATTTACTTTTTTTTCTCCATTACAAAGAAGTAAAGGGTGTTTTTTATTATAAATAGGATTTTTGAACCAAATAGGTTCTAATTTATTATTAGATAAATCTTTTTTATTTTTATTATTGTTATTGTTACCATTGTTCATATATATTATAAAAATAAAAAATTGATTTAAAAGAATAGAATTTTATTAATTTAATATGGGGAAAAAAACAACACAAAAAAACAATACAGATATATCCTGGAAAATAATAGAATCATATTTCAAGGGAAAGCATCTAGAAAGATTAGTAAGACATCAAATAGAATCGTATAATGCATTTGTGACAAAACAAATAATAAATACGATAAAAATGTTTAATCCAGTAACAATTCGTTCGGAACACGATAAGGATGAAGAAACAGGATTGTATTCTTTGGAAATAATAGCAACATTTGATAATTATCAAATATATAGACCCCAAATTCATGAAAATAATGGTGCGACAAAATTAATGTATCCACAGGTAGCAAGATTAAGAAATTTTACATACGCATCATCACAAACCATAGATATAAATTTAAAAATAATAAGAAGGTTAGGACCGAAATTAGATAAAATAGAAACAATGCATAAGAAATTACCAAGAATTCATATAGGAAAAATACCTATAATGTTAAAATCAGAAATATGTGTATTAAAACAATATTCACATTTAAACAGTGAAATAGTAGGCGAATGCTATGCCGATCCAGGAGGATATTTTATAATAAATGGTTCAGAAAAAACAATATTACCACAGGAGAGAGCGTGTGAAAATAAGATAATGTGTTTTAATATTACAAAGAATAATAATAAATGGAGTTGGTTGGCGGAGATTAAATCAGTACCAATAAGAAAGTGTATATCACCAAAACAAATAAATATGACTATAGCAACGAAAAATAATGGTTATGGTCATTCAATATATATACAAATACCTAGAATAAAACAACCAATACCATTATTTATAGTATTCAGAGCATTAGGTATAATTAGTGATAAAGAAATATGTAAAAAAATAGCATTGGATATATCTAATGAAAGAAATGCACAAATATTATACGGATTAAAAGCATCAATAATAGATTCAAATGAATATGATACAGAGGAAAAAGCAATAAATTACATAGTAAATATAGTAATGTTTACTCCAATTAATATGGACGCAGAAACAGGAAAAAGAAAAAAAAGAGAGTTTGCATTAGATGTATTAAATAATGACTTATTTCCACACTGTGTAAGTAAAATACAAAAAATATATTTTCTAGGATTGATGGCAAATAAATTATTACAAACAAGTTATGGTTGGAGAAAGGTCGATGATAGAGATTCTTACATAAATAAAAGAATAGATTTGGCGGGTTCATTATTAAATAATCTGTTTAGAAATTACTTTAATAAATTAGTAAAAGATATGCAAAAACAAACAATAAGAGAAATAAATAATGGTTCTTGGAAATCACAAGATGATTATATAAATATAATAAATCAAACAAATATTTATAAAATAATAAAATCTACTACTATTGAAAATGGAATAAAAAGAGCATTAGCGACAGGAGATTTTGGTATTAAAAATACTAATTCAAATAAAGTAGGTGTGGCTCAAGTATTGAATAGATTAACTTATATTTCAAGTTTAAGTCATTTGAGAAGAATTAACACACCAATCGATAAAAGTGGAAAATTAATTCCACCTAGAAAATTACACAATACACAATGGGGTATGATATGTCCAGCAGAAAGTCCAGAAGGTCAATCAGTGGGTGTGGTAAAAAATATCGCATATTTAACTCATATTACAATACATTCCGATATAAATCCAATATATGATATTGTAGAAAGTTTAGTTATTCCACTAGAAAATTTAAAAGAAGAAGAATTATATGATAAAGTAAAATTAATAGTAAATGGCAATTGGTTAGGTATAGTAGAAAAACCATATGAAACTTATCTATATTTGAAAGATAAAAAATATAAGGGTATTATTAATATTTATACGAGTATAGTATTTGATATAAAAAATAAAGAAATAGTAATTTGTAACGATGCAGGTAGATTATGTAGACCAATATATAAAGTAAAAGACCAAAAATTATTAGTAACAAAAGAATTACAAGAAGATATAAAAAATAATGAATTAGTTTTTGAAGAATTATTAGTTGATCATAAATATAATAATTCAATATTAGAGTATGTAGATTCGGCTGAACAAAATACATCATTAATCGCAATGAAACCAAATTTATTAAAAAATAATAAACGTTATACTCATTGTGAAATACATCCATCTACTATATTTGGAATTTTGGCTTCTTGTATTCCATTTCCAGAACATAATCAATCACCAAGAAATACATATCAATGTGCTATGGGAAAACAAGCTATGGGAATGTTTGCTTCTAATTTTAAGAATAGAATGGATAAGACAGCATATGTTCAAACATATACTCAAAGGCCATTGGTAGATACCAGAATTATGAATATTATAAATTTAAATAAAATACCTTCAGGTTGTATGGTTGTAGTAGCAATTATGACATATTCTGGATTTAATCAAGAAGATAGTATTATATTTAATAAAGGTAGTTTAGATAGAGGATTATTTTCAGCAAGTATTTATCATACTGAAAAAGATGAAGATAAAAAAATACAAGGAGATGAAGAAATTAGATGCAAACCAGATAGAGCAAAAACAAAAGGTATGAAATTTGCAAATTATAATAAATTAACATCAAAAGGAGTTGTGCCTGAAAATACTTTATTAGAAAATGGGGATGTAATAATAGGTAAAATTGTTCCAATAAAAGAAAATAGAAATGATCATACGAAAGTTATTAAATATAAAGACCAGAGCAGAGTATATAGAACTCATGAAGATACATATATAGATAAAAATTATATTAATAGAAATGGTGACGGATATACATTTGCAAAGATAAGAACAAGAACATATCGTGTTCCAGTAATGGGCGATAAATTTTCGTCAAGGCACGGACAAAAAGGCACGATAGGCATGATTTTAGACCCGGCAGATATGCCAACTACAGCAGATGGTATTGTACCAGATATAATTATTAATCCACATTGCATTCCTTCTAGAATGACTATTGCACAATTAAAAGAAACACTACTAGGTAAAGTATTATTAGAATTAGGATTATTTGGTGATGGAACTAGTTTTGGAGAATATGCTATTGCAGATATTTGTAAAGAATTACAAAAATTAGGATATGAAAAAAATGGAAATGATATATTGTATAATGGTATGACGGGTGAGCAATTGGAAACATCTATATTTATTGGACCAGTATTTTATCAGAGATTGAAACATATGGTTAACGATAAACAGCATAGTAGAGCTATTGGTCCTATGGTTATATTAACAAGACAACCAGCTGAAGGTAGGTCGCGCGATGGTGGTTTACGCTTTGGAGAGATGGAAAGAGATTGTATGGTTAGTCACGGTGCTGCTAGATTTACAAAAGATAGAATATATCATGCTAGTGATTCATATGAAGTTCACACTTGTAGAAAATGTGGAATGATGGCAGTATTTAATAATGAGAAGAAAATACATCAATGTAAATATTGTGAAAATCAAACAGATTTTAATAGAGTAAAAATACCATATGCTTGTAAATTATTATTTCAAGAATTGATTACAATGAATATAGCACCTAGAATTATTACAGATAAACAATAAATAATAAATATAATAAACTAAATTTTTTATTGTATTTATTTTCTAGTTTTTCTTCTTCTTCTTTTTTTTCTTTTTCTAGTTTTCTTTTTATATTTTCTACGGGTTCTTCTTCTTTTCTTTTTATTTGATTTTCTTTTTCTAGATTTACGCTTTCTTCTTTTTCTTCCACCTTTTGGTACATCAAGAAACCAATCATTATCTTTTTCATTTAATGGAACATTAGGAGGGGTTAGGGGTGGTAACTTATTTGTATTTTCCCAACCTTGTTGTGCATTTGGGTCTGGTTGGAATTCTTTCTGCTTATCGTAAAAACTTAATTGATCTGATAATTTTTTAGCCACACTTGATTTACGTGGTGGTTTTTTTCTTTTTTCAGTAGGGGGGGCAAATGATTTTCTAGAAGCAGGTTTACTAGGCTCTGGAGTATATCTTTTTGGTACTGGTCCCTTTGGTGGAGGTGGAATAATATTATCTTTATTTTGCCAATACCATTTCCAACTCCTTTCTAGTGCATATAGTAATTCAGTAACTGAAGGTATATTTTTAATCTTCATTTGGTCAGCATAACTTAAAGGTGGTCCGTCATATTTTGCTGCTTCTAATGCATTTGAAAGAGCAATAGCAGTTGAACTTTTAGGAGCATTTTTACCTATTTCTTTTGTATTACCTAAATTTTGTTCAACATAATCGTGCAACATTTTTCTTTTTTCATTAAAATCAAGACCACTACTCCATAATCCCATCATAGGTATTTTAAGATGAGGTAGTGTTTTTAAATATTCGCTATTAAATAATTTTTGAGCTACCGGATGTATTATTAATATTTCGTGCCAGTTATAAGGCAATCCGGTACTATTTGGAATATTATTTTTTTTATTTTTATTTTTAGTATTTTTAGTATTTTTAGTA